TCAATCCCTCCAGATCTCGCGGAGTGAGCCGTACAGGTAGGTGCCCAGCAGGCCGGTCGGCACGCCGATCGCCAGCAGTGCGGCCACCAGGAGGGCCAGGGCGAACATAGCGGGAGCCTTGACCAGCAGCACCAGGGTGAGCAGGACACGCCATGCCAGCCGGCGCGCCGGCGTGGTGGCGCGGCGGTCGGCGAAGTGGCCGACCCGCTGACCGAGCGCGGCCGTGGCCAGGTTCCACCAGATCCACAGTGGCGCGCGCGCGCGGCGGCCGAGCGCCACGAGCCAGGGCGGCGTCTTCATGGCGCCAGCAGGCCGGCCGAGAAATGGCCGTCCCTGCCCCACTCCGCGCACAGCTCGCGTGTGGTGTCGCGGCGATCGACCAGGCCTGGCAACTTCGCGCGCTGGCCGGCGACCGTGCCGTAGACCCATCGCGGCATCTGCGCGCAGGCACCGGTCAGGTCGCCGGCATTGGCCAGCCGCTGAATGGTTGTGCCGTCCAGGGCCGACGGCCCCAGGTTGAACACCATGTCGATGAACGACGCACGCACCCACGGGTTGTAGGCGTCCCAGTGCCGCAGCCTGGCCTTGGCCTGCTTCTCGGCATCGCGGTAGCGCGGAAACTCGAGGCGGTGGCAGTCCTCGCGCGTGTAGACGCGGCCAGCCACCACGTCGGGGCCGGTGATGCCGTTGCAGACCGTGAGCGGCTGACCTTTCCCGAGTCGGTCCACGTACGGCGTGCCGATGCGCCGGCCGCTGCTCTCGAAGTGCGAGCCCAGCTCCATGGCCAGCAGCACCTCGGGGCTGGGCTGCTGGCTGGCCACGTAGGCGGTGCCGCTGGCCAACGCCACGCTGGCGGCCAGGGCCAGCAGCCTGTTGCGCAGGCCGGCGTTCAATCGTCTTCTCCCAGCCCGCCGAAGTTCGTGACCGGGTTGCTGCCGTTGCGCAGGTACTCCATGCGCAGCTGGTGCAGCTGCTCCGCACGCGCATCGGCCTTCGCCCGCGCAATGGCGTCCTCGGCCCTTGCCTGGGCCTCCATCCGGTCTGCCTTGCGCCGGTAGTGCCAGTTGACCAGGAAGCCACCGACCGCGACGACCAGGCCGGCCCATGCCACCAAGTCGCTGGACATCGCCATGCCACCAAGCGACACGCCGGCGCCGGTGTATGTGGCCTTCGATGCGACCGTGGCCGCGGCCGCTTCTGCCTCCACGGTGCGCGGCAAAAGAAACGCCAGTGCCGCAGCGATGGCGGCCAACAACTTCTTCATGGGAGCCTTTCGGGCAAAAGAAAGCCGCCTCGTTGGGCGGCTGGAAGGGAACCTGCGTGATCTACTCGGAAGGCCAGGCCACGGCGGCCACGCTGGCCTCGGTCGCGTCTTCGGCGTAGATGGCAGCGCGCAGGGTGCGCGACACCTGGTGCAGATGGTCGGCGTGCTGCGCGAGCGCCACGAGCATGCCCACCATTTGCGAGGCATCCAGCGCCAGGACGGTGTTGTCCTGGCAAGTCCAGTCGATGCTGAACGGTGCGCCGATGGCCAGCGCGGCCTGAGCGGCCGACGTGGCACCAGTGATGCGCAGCGCACTCTCGGCGTCGCTGTCGACCACCTTGCCCATGTACGGGAACCCGGCAGTCTCCAGCCGGTTGCGCTCGGCCTTGATCTCGGCCCACTTCGCGTCCTGCGCCAGCGCCAGAGCCGACACGCCGGGCACCACCCAAGCGCGCATCTCGGCATCTCGCACGTGCCGGAAGCTGGGTGCAGGCCCCAGATCCAGCACCTCGCCGTCCAGGTACAGGCACTGCGCGGGATCGCACAGCGCCTCGACCTCGGCGACCGTGCCGCCCATCTGCGCATGCGGCTCACCGCCGCCCGACATGGCCAGCAGCACCAAGCCGCCATCGTGCTCAACCCAGTAGCTCATCGCTGCCCTCCCGACAAAGTGATCGAGGCCTGTACGCCCTGCGTGGTGCCGGTGCTGGAGATGACGCGCACCGAGTAGCCGTTCGAGCCGGACACGGGCGCGTCGTCGAACGCCGTGATCGGGATGGCCTGGCTGCTGTTGGAACTGCCGCCGTTGGACTGGCCAGCGGAAGACGAGCCGATCTGCGCACCATCGCGGTCCCGGTAGATGCCCAGGGTCAGGAACGCACCCGCCGCCTCCGAGATGAAGAACGAGACGTTCACCGTGGCGGTGATGTTCACGCCCGAGCTGCCTGCCGCCATGGGGATCGCCCGGGTCACGAGCACCGTGCCGGCCTGCGGGTTGTTGAAGGAGCCGCCACGAGCGTACAAACCGGAGGTGATCGATCCGCCCCGCAGGTTGATCGTGTCGACGGCATTGATGGCGTTGGCCGTCAGCGTGCCGCTGAAGGTGCCGTCCGACCCGTTCAGCTTGCAGTTCGTCTCCATCACGCCCGTGGCCATGTCGAACACGAAGTAGCGCCCGCTTGGACCGGACATCGCCAGGCCACCAGTGTGCATGTGCATGCTGTAGCCGTTGTTCGTCATGTAGATCTGGCGCGTGTCCAGATCGATCGTCATCTTGCCGTCGCTGGACACCAGCCGGCCATTGACGATCAGGCCCAGGTTCGGGTTGATCGCCGAGAGCGCGGTTGTGCGAATGCCCCGCTCGTCGATGATGGTCCCCTGCCCCGATGCCGAGTAGTCCGTCGGCACCGTCTGGTAGGGGCTGGCCACCGCCAGCATCGGGCGGGCCAACCAGGCGTAGCTGTTGGCCGGCGTCGAGCCTGGCAGCGTAGGGAACTTGCGGAAGAACAGCCGCATCGAGACCGCGTTGGCCGGCGCGGTGCCGAAGCCGAACACGCGCTGATAGCCTGACAGCGCTGCCCCGCCGCCCATACCAGTCGAGATGTTTGAAGCCACCTCGGCGATAGTCGCGCCGGCTGCATCGTAGAACCCCAGCAACAGCATGCACGCGCAACGGTGCGACGCGACGGGTGCCGAGAACTGGTAGCGCTTGCCGGCCTCGCACGGGATAACCTCAGTGACCCACTGCGCCACCAGGTTCTGGCCCTGGAACCAGTCGTTCGGCTGGTAGATGCAGAACGCATCTCCGCCGGCAGGCTTCCAATCGTTGCTCGGGTAGTTCAGGTGCCCACTGGTGTCGGCTCCGAGGTTGCCCTGGCTGAACAGCCACCCCAAGGTCGTCACGAGCGTGGAGTTTGGCAACAGGTTGGCGCTGACCGCCACCCGAACCGACAAGGCATCGACGGTCTCGCCCTTGAGGTGGCGGAACTCGATTTCGGTGGAGCGAATGTGCTCCGCGCGTAGCTGGTCCACACCGACCATGCGCGCCTGAATCGTGCCGTCGATGTACATATTGCCGGCGAAGCCGAACGACGGCGAGCCGTCGATGGTGCCAACCACCAACGGATACTTCACACCAGCGCCAGTCGGCAGCGCCCAGGCGAAGCGGTCGGAAAGCACGATGAAATCGGTTTGCTGACCGTCGTTGCCGAAGATCAGGCCGCCGACCTTCGGGCCGTTCGCACTGACCACCCGCACGCCCCACCGGTCCTCGTAGGCCGGCAGTTCGTCAAGCTGCTCCAGCACGTCGTCCAGTCCCTCTTGCAGCTGCGCGATGGCCTCGCTGATGTGCGGCAAGGTGGTCAGTTCCACGTAGCCCGGGGCGCCACGGTTGCCGCCGCGGTCAATGGCCGTGACCCAGAACAGGTAGGTGCCAGCCGTGGCCGGCGTGTGCACGTAGCCGATGGCGTCGGTCAGGGTCAGCACGGGAGCGTCCGCCAAGAGGGGCCCAACCCGCACTTCATAGCCCTGCAGCGGCTGCGTGGTGCGCGACGGCGTCCAGCGCAGTTCCACCTGGTCGATCCACACGTCGCCGGTGACGATCGGCTGCGCCGGTGGCAGGATGACCAGCCCGGTGCTCGCAGGCTCCGACGTGTCGCCCGCCGAGTTGACGTGCACGGCGTAGAACATCAGCGTGCCAGCTTGCAGCCAAGCCAGGTTGCAGGTGTTGGCCTTGCCTTCGAAGACGGGCGACGCAGTCGCCCACGACCCGCCAGCCAGCCCCATGCGGATTTGCGTGGACGCGTAGTCGATGGAGTCGACATCCTGCGGCGTGTTCCAGCGCAGCACCACCCCATTCGTCTCGACCGACGCGACCAGTCCGACCACGGCCCCCACCACCACGCTCGGGTCGGTGAAGATCGCCGAGGCGATCGTGCCCATGCGCCCCAACCCATCGAAGGGCCGGACCTCGACCGACCACGTCTGGTCGGATGGAACGCGCCAGTTCAAGCGCGTGCCGTAGACGTTGCTGTCGATCAGCACCAGGGGTTGGCCAGCCGGAGCCGCCCAGACCTGGGCATGGTCGTAGTTGCCGGTCACGTCCCAGGTGGCCGACAGCTCGTGCTCCCAGCCCGCACCGACCTTCACCCGGGCCCGCGTGATCCGGAGCGCGCTCGCGACCGGCAGGTTCGCCATGAGCGACGATCCGTTCGGCGCGGGCACGTAGTTGCCGTTGATGACGTAGTCCCAGAACTCGGGGCCTTCGGGCACGCAGGAGATGCGCGCGCCCTTCAGATCCGCCTCCGGCTCCATGCTGACCACGCGCACGCGGTAGCCTGGCGTGGGCTTGAAGTCGTAGCACCACAGCGTGTCGTGCGCCGGGTCGCCCTCGGTCGCGCCGGGCAGCGGCAGCCCAGCCGGCCACGGGTCCGCCAGCGTCACTTGGTCGGAAGCAGTAGCCAGCGTCTCGACCTGGAACACCCGATAGTCGCGGTAGCCGGGCAGGCGAACGCCGATGAAGGCCTGCGCCATCGGCGGCACCGTCTCGTCGAGCTGCAGCACCACCTTGCCGGCGACGGTCTGTGCCGACACCAGGCGACCGCCGTAGCCCCACTGCGTCAGGTCGTGGCTGATGGACAGCAGCGACAGCCGCCGGTAGTCGAGGTGCTCGATGTCGGCCGTGTAGCCGATCGTCTTGAACTGGTACAGGCTCTGCGCGAGGTGGTAGCGCGCCATGATGGCCGCGTGCGCCTCGCTGGTGACACCCTCGCCCGTGATGCGGGCCGGGTTGAGCATCGTGGTCACGCCAGGGGCGGCCACGCGCAGCGTCTGCGTTTCCCAGTTGCGGTCGCGATCCAGGTACTGGTATTCGATGCCGTCGGCGGCGTTGCTCAGGCTGTAGGAGACCTCGAAGGACGCCTTGAGCATGTTGGCCATGTTCGCCACGCCGGACAGCGGCTGCCCGCTGGAGACGAACACCGCCGTGGGCCGGCTGCCGTCCGTCCAGCTGAACTCGCCCATGCCGGCCAGCGCGACCTCCTGGCAGAACTGCCCCAGCGACATGGCATCGGTCACCCACCGGTCGTAGGTGTAGCCGTTGGCCGTGCAGTGGAGCATGAAGGCCTTCAAGCCCTCGATGTCGATCTGCGCGTCGGGCAGACCGAAGCCGAACTGCAGCTCGCCGTTGGCGTAGACGCCGCGCATGGTCTGCAGCAGGATGGCACCGGGGTTCGACAGACCGTTCTCGCGCGTCGTCGCCGTGGCCCAGGCCGAGCCGTTCCAGATGGGCATCGGCCGGGCGCGGTAGGTCGCGCGCACCGTGTCCAGGCTGCCGGAGATCTGGCCCGTGGCCTTGATCTTGATGCCGATCCGGCCCCAGTCGCTGTAGTCGGTGGTGTCGGTCTGGATGGTCCGCAGGACGTTCCAGCCGATCTTGCACTGGTCCTTTCCCTCTCCCTGGTTCCACGTCGGGGCACCCAGCCGCACGCGGACTTCGTACTGGCCCTGCGCGACCTGCAACGTGATGGTCCGGCGCAGCGCATCCGCTGACGCGTTGGTCAGCGTCTGCGCCGGCGCCGGCGTCCAGTCGGACACGCCGACGGGGCGGGTCTCGATGAAGAGCGGCACGCTGTTGGTCTGCGTCTGGCCCTTGCCGCCGATGTCGTACAGCTGGCCCTCGAAGTCGAACTGCAGCGCGATCGCGCCCGGCGAACTTGTACGCACGACCCAGGCACCGTCGTTCTCCAGCTCGGCGCCGGTGATCGTGTCGGCGTTGCTGTACAGCGGGATGTCCTGGTTGGCCATGCCAGGGAACCCGCTGTAGAACACGTTCACATCGGTGTATCCGCTGATCGGCGTGTCGCCGACGGCGAGTTCCGACGCGCTGTGCACGTTGACCCCGCCCAGCAGGATCAGGCTCAGGTACTGCTCATCCCCTTCGAACCAGGTGTAGGCATTGCTTGCAACATCAGGGGTGACGCGCATCTCGCCCCAAAGAGTCGGCGGCGGCTGGTAAGGGCGCGGACTGTTGCGCTGCCCGTTCAAGCTGTAGATGGCGCGGGCTGCGGCCGGGCTCGACGCACTGGGCACCTTGGGTGCCAGCACCTTGTTGATGAGCATGGAGCCAGCGATCATCACGCCCGCCTGAATGGCAGCGATCGACGTGGCCGCGCCAGCCGCGACGAAAGTGCCACCGGCTGCACCGTAGATGCCTGTGGCGATGCCGAGCGAGAAGTACGACAGCACCGCGATGGCGATGATGGCCACGACTTGCTTGCCGGCCGTGGCGCGGCAGGCGATGAGCATGCCGTGCTTGGGGAAGGTCCTGGCCCACATGGCCTGCGGCACGGTCGCCCCGGCGATGCTCACCGTCCAGGCGCCGGATCGGATGCCGGGCACATGGCGCTCGAGGAAGACCTCCAGCGTCTCCCCGGGCAGCAGGTTGGCCGGAACGTTGCGCTGCCCGTCCAGGGTGGCAAAGTTCGGCGTGATGACCAGGCGGCCGTTGGCGTCCAGCAGCTCGGCGGCCACGCCATCGACTGCGGCCAACTCGGCGCGATTCAGTTCCATCGAAAGTACCCCATGACCGTCAGGCCAATGCCCGCGAGGTCTTTGATCTTGTGGAGCGAACTACCGCCCTGCATCCATGCCGCGGTGTGCAGCACGTAGGGCGTGTGGTTCAGAAAGAAGTAGGTGCCGACGTGGCCGGCCATGGTCTTGCCGCCCTCGCGCATCAGCAGGACATCGCCGTCAAGCGGCGCGTCCACCTGGTGGGCCAGCTCGGCGCAGTACGCGGCAATGGCCGCGTCCTGCTCGACGTGGGCCAGCGGGCGCGGCCTCTTGCCAGCGAAGACCACCTCGCGACCGAACAGCTCGCGCTGCACGAGCATCACGAGGTCGGCGCAGTCCATCCTCCGAGGGCAATACGGGATGCCAACGAACCGGTCGGTGTGCACGCTAGAAGATGCCTGGCAGGGTGAAGGGATTGGCGATCTGCTTGCAGGCGGCCTGGCGCATCAGCTCATCGACGCTGGCGGTGGCGCGCGCACTGCTGCCGTTGATCACGACGCCGGTGAGCGGCATCCAGAACACGTGCTCGTGCACATCAGGCGTGTCGCGCGCGACGATGATCAGGCGCGCCATCGTGGTGGTGCCGGGCAGCAGCCGCTCCAGCTCGGTGCTGATGTCGCGCCCGACGTTGTCCATCACCAGCTGCATGCGCGGGGCTTGGCCGCTCACGTCGTCCGGCAGCGAGAACCCGAACGGCAACGCGATGTAGGTGATGCCCTGGCTGGTGAAGTCCTGCACGTCGTTGCAGATGTGCATGGGCCCAGTGAAGCTGGGGTTGGTGACCTCCAGCAGCTCGACGTGGCCGACCGTGTTGGTCAGCCGCTGGTTGCGTTCGCGGAACTGGGTCATCGCAGGTACTGCAGGGTGACATCGCGCTTGGCCAGCGCGTAGCCCGACGTGACGGGCACCAGCTTGCCGATGTCGCCGCCCTTAAAGCGCACGCTCAGCAGCTGGTTCGTGCGCGGGTTGAGCCAGTCGAAAAAGCCGATGCGCTTGATCGTCTGGAAATACCAGGTCTCAAAGCTGATCGTGTCCTGCTGGGCATAGAACATCAGCGATGCGGGAATGTCCACGATCACCCTGCTCTGCCCGACCCGCATCTTGGCCAGGCCGCGCTCCATTTCGGAGACGACCACGCCCGGGTCGAACTCCTCGCCTGCCCCCTCCAGCAGGATGCAGACGTAGTCCGGTAGTGCTGCCATCACATCCCCATCTTTCCGCGCGCACGCATGGCTTGGCCGATGCTGCCGCTGTCGGTTGCAAGTTCGCCGGCGATCTCATCCTTGATCGCCTTCTTGATCGTCACGATCAGGTCCATGCCGCCGTTGGCGTTGGGCCGCTTTTCGGCGGTCACCGCGGCGCCCGCTTGGTTGTAGATGTTCACGTCGCCAAAGCCGCCGCGAACCGCTGGAACAAATGGGGCGCTGCTGGATCCGCCCACCCCGCCAGCGGCATGGCTGCGCCCGCTGCGGATCGTTGACACCAGCTGCGCGAAGCCCTGCGGCCCGCCGATGCGCGCCATGTCGCCCTGGTTCAGGATGCCCTCGCCCTTGTGGACGATGCCGGCCGGCTGGTACTTGCCACCAGGGCCGGTGTATCCGCCCTCGGCCCAGCCGCCACCGAACCAGCTCATGACCCCCGACAGCAGGCTGCCGAAGGCTCCGCTGCCGCCCGACCCACCCGACGCCCCCTTGGCCCCGAACAGCGAGTTCACGAGCTGCTGCCCGAGCTGCTTGCTGATCAGATTGTTGAACTCGTTGAACACGGACTTGCCGAAGTCCTTGAGCGAGTCCTTGGCGCTCTTGGCGCCGCCCGCCAGGTCGGAGAAGAGGTTGGAGAACGAGCCCTCGAAGGTTGAGCGCAGCTTGTCGCCGAGTGGATCCAGGCTGGCGTTCAACTCCTCCATCTGCAGCTTGACGCGGCCAAAGGCCTGCTGCTGCTCAGGTGTGAGGAGACCGAGAGCCTGCAGCTGCACGAACTTGTCGATCTCCTGCTGCAGCAGCCCGATGCGCTCGCGCCGCGCGGCGCCAGTGCGCTGCAGGGCCTCCATCTCGCTGATCGTGCCGGCCTCACGGTCGATGGCGATGCGCCTTTCGGCGTCGCTCAGGTCGCCCTGGATCAGCGAGAACTGCTGCGTGAGCTGATTCAGCTGCGCCTGTGCAACAGTCGATTCCTTGAGCTTGGCGAGCGTGTCGAGGCCCTGCTGGTTACCGTTCGCCGTGAACAGCTTCTTCAGCCCCTCATTGGCCTTGTCGAAGTTCAGCGCCGCCGCCTCCGCGGTCTGGCCGCGCAGCTCCATCAGCCGGGTGTTCACGTCCTGCAGCGAGTCGGCCAGGTCCTTGGCGGCCTGCTTCTGCTTCTCGTCCAGCTCGATGGCGGCCAAGCCGGCGTCCTGCTGCACCTTGGCGCGCTTGGCGACCAGGTCGGCGATCTTGCCCTCGGCGTCGGCCCGGTCGGTCTTCTTGTCCGCGCTGGCCCGGTACTTCTGCAGGGCGGCGATCTGGGCGTCGTAGGCCTTGACCTGGCCGGCCGTGGCCTCCTCCAGGATGGCGCGCTGCGCATCGTAGAAGCCCTGAACAGACAGCAGCCCTTGGCCGTTGTACAGATCCAGCATGCGGTTGCGGTCGGCCATGAGGCCGGTCTGCTCTTGCACCAGGCGCTCGAATTCCTTCAGCTCGTTGCTCAGCAGGTTCTTGGTGGCATCGTCGCCCTTGACGGCGATGCGCCCCGGCTTCGGTCGCGGCTTCGCGGGGTCGGCTGCCGGGGCCGGTGCGTTGTTCGCGTCCCGGATCATGCCGGCCTGGGTCTTGCGCAGCGTTTCCAGCTCTGCGGACAGGCTGTTGACCTCCTCGGTCGCTTTTTTGAATCCGCCCGTACCGGGGTAAGACCCACCAAGCCGTTCCTGGGCCTTCGCGAGCTTTCCACCGACCTCGTCGATCTTCTCGCCCAACCGCTCGATCGGGTCGTCCGCACCATGCAGCGCGCGGGCAATGCTGATGCCCAGTCCCGTTCCAACCTTGCCAAGGAAATTGACGATGCCGGCGCCTGCCTTGGTGGTGTACTCCAGGATGAGTGCCAGGCCGGAAACGAAGGTGTTGAATCCTTGCTTCGCCTCCTGCGAATTGAGCGTCTCCGAGAGGCTACGCACGCCCTCGGTCGCACCCTGCAAACTTCCGTCGTCGCCCGTCATCAGGCTGTTCAGGCTGTGCTGCAGCTCGGTGACTGCGCCGCCGAAGGTGTTGCGCGCGGCCTCTGCCGCGCCGCCGTACGACGACTTGAGCGCGTCCAGGATGATCTTCTGCGCCTCGGCTGTGCGGCCGGTGTCCTGCAGGCGCTCGACCAGCTTCTTCTGGTCCTCGCTGAAGCGGAAACCCTGCTTGGACAGAGCGGTCAGGCCCTCGGAAGGAACGTCCAGCGCCTTGCCAACGGTCTCGGCCGCCTGCTCCACCGTCATGCCCAGGCGCGCGGCCATGTCGACCGCGGCCTGCAGCGCTTCGGGAAACTCGTTCCCGACGACGTTGGTGTAGGCCAGCAGGCGCGTCTGCGCGCGGTTGATGTCGCCGTCGCTGAAGACGCCGGCCATGGCCGAGGCCATCTCGTTGAGCTCGTCGGCGGAGTAGCCGGCCGCCTCCTTCGTGCTCTTGAGCACCGCGACCAACTGGGCCTGCTCGGCCTGGGCATCTTTGGATTCCTGGATGAACTTACCGAAGGTCGAGCCGATCGTGATTCCGGCGAAGCCCGCAGCGATCGCGCTGCCCAGCGTGGACCACTCGCGCTCGATCTCCTTCTTGCGCTTGGACAGCTCGCGCGCGGTGCGCGCCGCCTGGCGCTCAGCCTGCGTGGCGCCCTGCGTGAAGCCGCCGATCTTCATGATCAAGTCGAGCGTCAACGTGCCAAGGCTCCTGCTCACGCTGCCACCTTCATTTCATCATTCATGGTTTGCCCTCTACCGGCAAGGGATGGGAGATCAGACCTCGACCGAGCCGACGCGGCGAACGCGCAAAGCGGCAGTCTTGCCGGCCGCGACTTCGATGCTGATATAGACCGTCATGTTCGCGGCCTCGGTCGCATCCACTGTCATCGCAGGGATGCGCAGGAACCGGCGACGCGTGCCGGCCGTGTACAGCTTGGTGGCATCGTTCTCCTGCAGGTGGTTGCGGCCAGGCTGCGTGCCGGCCCAGGACTTCGTGCGCAGATGGAAGGACAGCACCGATGCGTCGTCCGGCACCTCCACCTCGATGATGGCGCACACCGCGAATGAACCAGCGCCGCCAGCGATCTGTCGCTGGAACTCGAAATACTGCGTCGCCGACCCGGCGGTGCACACGACTTGCTGCCAGTCGGTCGGGTCGCTGTCGGTAGATGCGACTTTGGAGCAGACCGCCGTCGAGCCCGTCCCGCCGTTTGACGCAAGCCATCCATCCGCAACCACCCCGGACGCGCCGCCCGCGACCGATCCCGCGGTGCCAGCCATGACGCCATTCACGATGCGCGGGCTGGCCGCGCCCACCGGCGCCCATGAAGCCGGCGACACCGGGACTAGCGCTGGGCGCATCACGTCATACAGCCGCAGCCCCATCCGCTCGGCGCCGTTGGGTGCTGGGTGCACACCGTCATAGAGGATCGACACCGGGATCGTGCCGCTCGCCTGCTGCGGCACGTCGTCCCATTCGACCAGCGTCACCAGCCCCTGGTCGCGCGCGTCGCGCAACAGCTTGTTGACCGCCAGGCGCAGTGCGATTTTCGGCGCCGTGACCGCACTGGTATTCGGCATCAGAAGCCCGACAATGGCCGCGCGGCCCGTCGCCTTGATCTTGCCGACGCCAGACATGATCTGGTCAAACAGCTGCTGTGCGGTCAGCGCTCCGGCCACCAGGTCGTTTGTGCCGGTGTACAGCACGATGGTGCGTTCAGTGGTCAGCGTGGGCAGCCACGCATCCATCGCTGCGACGATGTTGGCCGTGATGTCCCCGGACATACCGAGCACCTTGCCCGGAAGAATGGCGCCCCCAGCAACGGCGATCAGGTGCGACCCATAGCCGCGAATGTCGCGAGCGACAAGCGGCGGCGTGTTTACTTCCGTGAATGACGTCAGAGAGTCGCCAACGAATCCCACGACCATGGGCGCCCCAAAAGCGTCGGCCTTGCCGTCCGCCAACGTCTTGAGCGTCTTGCCCTGCTCTGCCGACAACGCAGCCGTGGAGCCGCCCGTGGTTAGGTCATCGACGATGGGAGTGGCCGCCCCGCCGCCCAGGGAAGCGACCTGGCCCCAAGCGCCGCCCGTCTTGAGATAGACGACGCCGGCGGTCTCGTCGAGGCACAGATCGCCGTTGTCGCCCATACCGGACGCGGGAGCGCCGGTGCTGGCGTGCACGCGGTTGTCGTCGCTCGCCAGCGTGAACTTCTTGAACGCGATCACCGCGGTGCGGCCGTGGCTGGCGGCAGCGTTGGCTGCAGCCGATCCTGCGGTGGTGGAGAGCGTCCACAGCCGCTTGACCGCAGCGGGCTCGGCCAGCACCTGCAGGTCGATGCCGTCGTACCAGACCGGCAGGCCCATTGCGATGCAGGCGCGCTCGTCGGCAAGGCCTTGCAGGAAGGCCGCGCGGTCTGCGTAGACCTTTTTTGTGCCAGGCACGCTGTCGCCCTGGGCCCGATCCAACGCGGAGATGTACCGCTGCGTCGATCCGGTGGGAGTGGTGAATTTAGGCATCTTGCTTTTCAATTTGGTTGGTGCCGGGTGCGCACATCGACGGGTGCTCCGAACATGCGCGCGATCATTTCCAGGGATGCGGGTGACGCTTCGGCCGGCTTCTCTTCAGGCGGCGCGTCGTGGTAGCGCAGGAACTTGTCCAGCGTCTCCTTGCCGCCGTTGCTGGCATGGCGCTGCCAGTCCGATCGCCCGAACAGGAACTCAAGCCGGTGCCCCACGTTCAAGGTGCCGAAGCGGCTGCGGTACTCGGCCCACACCATCACTTCTTCAGCGCTCAGGCGCTCGCGGGCTTCTGCGAGGGTTCGGCCGCCGATTCCGTTGAGGACGAGCTCGCAGAGGAGCTCGTCGGCGGCCGTGAGTTTTTTGCGTCACCACCCATGGCCTGGTTGATGGCCACCAGCAGCTTGAAGCCCAGTTGCGAGTTCAGCGCGCGGGCGTTCTCGGCGCCGAGCGGCACCAGCTTGCCACCCTCCTCGACCAAGACCATCTGGCCGATGGCCGCCGCCCGCTTATCTGGCGAGTCGTCCAGCTGCAGATCCATGGCCATGCCGAAGGCCATGGGCTTGACGAAGACATCGATCGCGTAGTCCTCGCCGTCGTCGCCCTTCCAGTCGATGGTCTGCAAGACCGGTTCGAGGTCGCGGATCGCCCCGGCCGACTTCATGCCGGCCAGGCCTTTGAGTTTTTTCATGGGGTCCTTTGAATGGTCAGTTGACCTGCTTGAGGTTCGGCGGCGTCGCGTCCTGCACGGCCAGCAATGCGGTACGAAGCGCTGCGTAGTCCACGCTCTGCAGCGCCGCCTCGCCAGAGGTGCGGGCCAGCCGTGAAGCCACCGCCATGGCCTGGCCAATCATCACGGAATGCAGCTCCATGCGGGTCGAGCCGAAGGCCGCGTGGGTTGCAGAGACGCAGAAGCTGGCCGACACGTTGGCCGCGTCTGCAGCCTTTGGCACCGCAGCCTCATAGGGGAAGGGGTACGCCTGGTCCGTGCCGCCCGTGGCCGTGCCGAAGCCGCCCTCCGTGCTGATGCCGTGCGGCGTCTGGCTGGTGTCCACCACCCGGCGCACCGCGTGCGAGTCGAGCGGGTAGCTGAAGACGCCGATGGTCTTGAGCGAGCGCGGCGCCGTGCCGTCGGTCATGGCCGTGTCGTTGGCGTCGAACACGAAGTCGCCGACCATGCGGCGCATCTCACGCACGTACAGTTGGCTGGGCCAGTGCAGTTGGTCGTTCGGGTGCGGGTCCAGGTAGTGGTACATGTCCCAGCCGTGCGTGCGCATTCGGCTGGAGAACGCGGTTGGGATGCGGCTGTCGCCGCTGTAGCCCAGCCAGTACAGGAACCCGCGCAGGTAGTCCTCGTGCGCTTTCCAGGATGCCTCGCGCCCGGCCAGGGTCGTGGCGTAGACGTACGCGTTCGCCTTCGCGCCGCCCACCCAATCGGTCGTCCCGACGCCCTGGTTGTTCAGGTCGAAGATGTTGGCCGGCTGGCCGCTGGAGCTGCCCAGGTTGAACTCAAGGATCACGTCGTTGAACGTGGTGGGCTGGCCGGAGGCGAGCCATCGCGCATGGATCTCGTACTGAGACGCGTCGTAGTTCGCCGGAGGCGTTGTTGTCAGCGGCAAGCGGCGCGTGTTGGTGATCGTCGTGGTGAGACGAAAGTTGTAGCTCTGGATGTCCTCGTCCGCCTGCCCCAGAGTTTTGAGATTGGCCGGGTAGATGCCGGGCAGCAGACCGGAGCCGGGCACGTCAGGGGTGACGTAGGGACTGGCGCTCCACTTGCCATTGCCTTGCGCGCCACGGTAGCCGCTCAAGGCTTCCAGGCCCGTGCCTGCGGCTTCGCGCCCCGTGACGGTCGAGACGCCGGCCACCGCCAGCAGATCGCCCTCGTAGCCACCGTCGTGGAAGTACTTGCCCACGAAGGTGCGCCCGTCGCGCGTGGTGATGCTGGTGACCTTGTCGCCGGACTTGGTGGCCGACACCACGCCGCCGGAGAGATAGATCGGGATCGTGAGGCCACCGTCCCGGGCACCATCCAGCATCATGCGCAGCATGCGGGTGTAGTCCACGGGGCGGAAGTCGCTGGCGTTGTTGGGCCGGCCGAAGAGCTCGCGCACCTTCGTCGTCATCGTCTTGGCCAGGCCGCCCAGCTGCGAGAAGGCAATGTAGTCGGTCCGGCCCAGGCCGTGCGCGGACATGCCGCCCGGCTGGGTCTCCCGCCACCCGCCCACCAGCACCACCGATTCGCCGTCACGGGCGCACTGGATGGCGTAGGCCAGCGCACCAGGCGCCAGGCTGTAGACGATGTGATCTGCAGTGACCACGGCGGGCGCGAAGCCCGGCTCGTGGACCTCGATGTCGCCGTCGCGGATCTTGTCGCAGCAATCCCAGACCGCGGCATACAGGATCTGCATCTGCTGGTCGGTCATGCCCTCACCCACGAAGGCGGCGGTGATCCGCTGGGCTGATGGGGTGGTGCGGCCGTTGATCTTGCCGATGGTGATCGGCGCGGAGATGCTTCCGCCCGGGACCGACGTGCTGGCCAGCGTGTCCGTCTTGCGGCTCATGTGCCAGCCCTGCGCCTCGGCGGCGCTCAGCCGGTTGACCGCATGCATGCCGCCGCCGTCGCTGACCAGGCCGGCCGTGACTGCGGACATCGCGCCGAAAGAAGGCGTCTTGTCGGCCGCGGACAGCAGCTGCAGCCCTGCATTGGCCGAGCCATCGCTGGTGCCCATGTTGAACGAGGCAGCATCCACCTCGAACGTGGCCGACGTGTAGCAGCCCATGGAGACGTTGTCCTGCGACAGCGTGCCGAGCGTGATGCCGGTGTTCAGGAAGGCGCTGATGGCCGGGAACGTCATGCCGCGCTGCAGCACGAACGTGGGCGATCCAGCGACCGTCAGATCGTTGGTGCCCGGATTGCGGAAGTTGACCAGGGCTTGGGCTTGGCTGTCGGCCGACAGCAGCCACAGGCCGCGCAGCTTGGACCAGGCGCCGCACGCCTTGAGACGCTGCACCATGCGGTTGAGCGTGATCTTGCGGCGCGCGTTGGGGGTCGCGCCGGCGGCGTCCATGGCAGCGAACACCGCAGACGACTCGGCCTCGTACGCGAAGGCGGGCAAGGCACCGCCGCTGACGACGGCACGGGCCGAGGCCTGGAGCGCGGCTTTGATGGCAGGACGCATCGGATCAGCCCGGCAGGTAGGTGAAGAACTCGGCCGAGTCAACCTGCGGGCCGGTGCTGTTGCTCCAGACTGTGGCCGTGTGCGTGAAGCGCAGGCCGCACTCCGTTCCAAGCTGGGTCATCTCGGAATCGGGCTTCGTGGTGCTGAAGATCTCCACGCCGTTGACGCTCACGGTCTGCTTGTTTGGCTCGACCTTGAAGACGACTTCGCAATCCGTTCCCTCGGCGGGGATGTTCGTTGCCACGGCAGTCGCCAGAGCAGTGCTGGTGCCACTGCCATCGCGGTAGGACAGCGACCAACCTGCGGTGCTGTAGCCAAGCACAATGCCCTTGTCGGCAGACGCTGCCCCGCTCATATCGCCGCGCAGGTAGATGGCGAACGAGATACCCGTGGTCGGCGTGAATTGATGGAACTTGACCTTAGCCATCACGCCACCCGTTCCGGGCATGGTGATGCTGGTGCAGGTGTAGAAGAGGGTGATAGTGTTGCCCTGCGGCGATCCGCGCAGGCGCACCGGGTTGGGCGACGTGCCAGAAGCTGCCGCGCTGTAGCCGCTGACGCCTGCACCGCTGGACGTGGGCCGCTTGACCCAGTTGGCACCGGCGCTGTTGATCACGTCCTGCAGCAGCGTACCGGATGTGGCGGTGTTGAAGTTGGAACCCGCCACCAAGGCGTTCAGCCGCAGTTCGCCGAGCTCGACGGTGTAGTAGTTCTTGCCGGCGATGCGCTGGAAGGTGACGATGTATTCCTGGGCATTGGTGTTGCCCATGGCGACGCCGCCGCGCTTGATGAAGGGGCCGAGGCTCGGCGTGTTGGTTCCGTCGCCGATCAGCACGGTGGTCCAGCGCGCGCCGTCGGCCAGGCCGGCAGAGTTCAGGCTGAACGACATCGGGCCCGCGACCTGTTGCGGCGCCGAGACCATGCGGTTGCCGTCCAGTTGGATCGACGTGCCGAAGGCCACGGCCGCAGGCAGGCCGGATGGCAGCGTTGCGTAGGACTGCCAGTTGGCCAAGGTCGTGGCCGGCAGCGCCTTGAGTTCGTAGCCGATGCCGCCCAGGTCGGTGCGGCTCATCCAGTCGCCGACGGCAGCACCGGACAGGGAGAGCATGGCCGCTTCGTTGGCAGCGGCGCCGCGCCAGACGCGCGTTGCGCCGCCTGTACCGTAGGCCTTCCAGTTCGCCAGGGCGGTGGCCGGGCTCGCTGTCAGCTCGTAGGCTGCAGCGTTGAGGTCGGTGCGGGTGACCCAGTCGCCTACCGCCGCAGTGGCCGCCAGCATCGCGGCCTGATCAGCGACCGCCCCACGGAAGGTGCGTGTGCTGCCGCTACTGGCCGGCGCGCCGTTCAGAAGGCGTAGACCGTTGAGCGTGCTCGTGCCGACGATGGCGCCGCTGGAACCCGCTGCAGCATTGGCGTTGCCTGCCGTATTCGCAAGGTCCACGCCGCTTCCGGCTGCAAAGGACACCGCCCCCAAGCCGGTGACGACATAGGACATCGCAAAGGACCGCGGAAGACCGGGTGGGACAGTGACCGCGCACGCCACCTTGAAGTCGAGCGTCTTGTCCAAAGCAAGCAAGGTGTACGTGGACGCCTCGATCGCCTTGGGCTCCGGGTCGGACGCCGTTCCTCCCAGCGTAGTCTCCTGCGCCCAGGCGCCCAATGCCTTGCGGTAAACGATACCGGCCGTCTCGTCGAGTGCCAGGTCCCCGTTATCCCCTACCCCAACGCCAGGAGCACCGATCGTGGCCAGCACGCGGTTGTCGTCGCTCGCCAGCGTGAACTTCTTGAAGGCGATCACCGCCGTGCGGCCGTGGCTGGCAGTGGCGTTGGCAGCTGCCGAGCCTGCAGTGGTGGAAAGCGTCCAAAGCCGCTTGACCGCTGCGGGTTCCGCGAGCACCTGCAGGTCAATGCCGTCGTACCAGACAGGCAGACCCATGGCGATGCAGGCGCGCTCGTCTGCGACGCCCTGCAAGAAGGCCGCCCGGTCGGCATAGACTTTCTTTGTGCCGGGAATGCTGTCGGGCGCGTTGCGATCCAGCGCAGAGATGTAGCGCTGCGTCGTGCCTGCGGGAGTAGTGAACTTGGGCATGGCAGGCTCCGATCAGCTGGTGGTCCAGTCGCCAGCGGTGGGCTGCGAGTGGGGGTAGTCCATGCGGAACAGGCGCCACACGAAGCCGTCTCCATCGGCGAATGTCACGGCCGACTGCGCCGGCGATGGGCCACCGTCGGTGTTGGGGCCCGCCTCGCCTGCGCCGTTCCAGTCGCCCGGGGTGTTGGTGTCGTCGCGGAAGGTCACACCGACGGCAGAGACATCGCCAGGCATGGCCACCCAGCCGTAGTTGCCGGTCGTGGTCTGCAGGTTCTCGATCGTGCCGATCTTGCTGCCAGGCGAGCCGAACAGCGTTGCGGCATCCAGGAACGCTTGCGTGCCGCTGGTGTGCGCGTTGGCCGGGCCGACGAACCAGCGCGGCCGCGGGCCGGTGCCGGATGCCTTGGGGATCAGCACCTGCGTGCCGCTGATCTGGATGCCGACGGCGGACTTCACCACGTCGTTCAAGTTGAAGCTGAACGGGAACGAGCTCATGTAGCCCTCGAACAGCAGCCAGGACCGGCCGTCCGGCAGATCGAAGTCGTCGTTCACGACCGTGGGCGGCAGGTCGATGGTGCCGTCCGGCTCCATCGGGCCGTCACCCCAGCCGATCGCCCACTTGAGCGTCAGGCCCAGCTGCTTGAGCTGATACAGCTTCAGGTGAGAGGCGTCGGACGGGTCGATGTTGATGCCGAAGGAAGCCGCACCGGGCGAGCCCATGCCGGACACGTACTTGCGGTCCTTGCCCGAGTTCAGGCAGGTCGTCTCGATCTGCTCGACCGACGAATCGATGCCGTCGATGGTGGTGACGCAGCCGACGACGATGATGCTGTTGTCGCGGGGGTCGAGACCGAACAAGTCGGTGCCTTGGGTCTTTACGGTCATGGCGTGGGCCTTTGCAAAAGAAAAGGCCGCGAAGGCGGCCGACAGGTGGGAAAACGAAGAAGGCCGCGATATGCGGCCTTCGGGTGGGTGGCGGCCTTGCGGCTACCGGAAAACGATCCAGGACACGTCGAACCCGACGTGGAAGTTCTTGGTCTGCGGGTCGATGCTCTCGCCGCGCCAGGCGGTCAGGTGTGCATGGCCCTCGATCGCATCGCGGATGGCGTGCGCGACCGCACGCACGGTGTCCACGCCCTGCGATGGCTTGGCGTAGACATCGATCTGAAACAAGCCGGCGTCGTGGTCAGGCCGCCTGGCCAGCGTGTTGCCAGGCGTGCCGGCCGCGGTGCGCCAGACCGCGTAGGGGTACTGCACGTCCTGCGGCGCCATGCCGAAGGCATAGAACCGCAGCGGCCCGCGCAGCGCGCGCAAGTGCGCCTGGACGGCCGGCACGTTGACGGCTTTGAAGATAGGCGGGTTGTTCATGCGCCCGCCTTCTTGGCGATCTTGTCCAGCTCGCGCTCCAGGTTGGTGGCCGCGCCGGCTACCACCTGGTCGACGTTGCCCTCGAGCGCCGGGCGTAGGAATGGCTGCGCGGCCATCTGCTCGGTGCCGAGCTCCACCAGGTGCCAGTGCGGCGTGTTGCCCTTCGGGCCCGTGTCCGGGTTGCCCTTCGGGATGGCGCCGCGTTCGGTGGCCACGCCCACGCTGATCATGATGTCGCCGGTGCGCTTCTGGTAGCCGGAGCGCACGCGCTGCACCACGTTGTCGGAGATCTTGCGGCCCGTCTCCGGGTCGTTGATGCCCTCGGCATTGCGCTTCGCGGCATTGGTGACCAGGCGGGCGGCCTTGCCCAGCGCCGAGCGGCCGGCCTTGCCACGGAACTGCACCGGCAGCGCGCGCAGCTTGGCGATCGCGGAGTCGAAGCCCTGAAGGTCGAAGGTGTCGGCCATGGTCACTGCCCCTCGCCCACGCCGCGCGAGCACGGCGCAGTCAGATAGTCCAAACCCGATTCCTTATCCGGCAGGAAGTCGGCTGGGTTGTAGATCACGTCCGGCCGGCCGCTGCGCACGTGCACCAGGCGCATGGATGCGTCCAGGCCATCGCGGTAGCGGATGACGATGCGCGCGACGATCTCGGCCTGCGTCTTGGCGCTGGCGATGAACTCACGCGCGCTCAGGGGCTCGATCGAGGCCCAGACGGTGGCGACCTCGACCCACTGCTGCGCGGTCTCACCGGTGGAGGGGTCCTGCAGCACGGCGCCCGTTTCGTCCCGCAGGTAGTCCAGGCGCTCGATGCGGACCTGGTGACGCAGCTTGCCGGCTTCCATGGTCATGCCACCGTCGAGCGGCGCGAGCTAGCCAGCAACGCCGTAGCGCCCTGGCCCAGGGTATAGCCGTGGCCGGCGTGGGACGGCACGGCCGGCGCGCCGTCGCCATCGCGGAACCGGTGCTGCTGAGCCAGCTCGACCAGGACCGCAGCCTTGACTGTGGGACGAACGGCCGGCTTGCCCTCGCTGTCCACAGCCGGCACGGGGACTCCGTTGGCGTCGCGCACCACCGAGCCGGCACCATCTCGCGCCAGCACGTACAGGCGCCATTCGTCCTTGAGCCAGTCCCTCACGGCCTCGCTGACGGCCGGGATCATGATGGCGATCCAGGGGCCATCGGCGGCGGTGTCGCTCCGCACGTGCAGCGCGGCTTCCTGAACGGTTACCAGATCCACCTCAGCGCCCCAGCTTGATGGGCGCGGGCGGCCCGGCCTGAATGGTTTTCACGATGGACTCGCCATCGCGGCCCTTGCGCGCTGCGATGATCCAGTCTTCGCTCTGCGCCTGGGGCTTGCCCGAGGTGTCTTTCGTGGCGATCCACAGCGAACCGTCGTGCACCCAGGCCTCGCAGGCCTTGGCCTTCGTGCCTTCGCGCCAGTAACTCCCCGGACGCAGCCCGCCGGCCGGGAAGCGCACTTCCTTCGTGCGCCCAGCACAGGCGGCCTTGATGGCCACCTCGTGGGTCTCCTCGAGGTAGGTCAGATCGAAGGCGTCCAGGCTCATGCCGTCGGCGCCATCGGTCCCATCCTTGCCGTCCTTTCCGACCACCGGGCCCAGCGACTTCACGGTGCCGTTGGTCAGCGTCACCAGCAGCGCGCCGTCGCGGTCGATCATGGCACCGGCCAGGCCGATGCCGTCTGCGCCCTTCTCACCCGGGTCGCCCTTCAGTCCGGGTTCGCCATCCTTCGGCACGGGCAGCGCCTTGATGGCAGCGGCGACGGCGTCCGCAGACTCGTCCCGGACGCTCTTCACTGCGGAGGCGATCAACGGCTGTAGGTCTTCAATGGTGACGCTGCGACCGTCCCTACCGTTCTCACCGTCATTTCCATCTTTCGGCACAGGCAGCGCCTTGACCGCGGCCGTCACCATGGTCTGCACGACCTCCATGTCGCAGTCCTTGCCGTCCGCAGGGACGGGGACGGCGGCCACGGCCTTGGCCACTTCCTGAGCAACCAAGGCGGTGAAGTCGGGGCGCTGGGCCAGCTGCGTCTTCAGCTCGGAGATCTCGGACAGCAACGGCGCGACGGCCTTGCGGATCTCCTCGCCCATCGCCTGGCCGAACAGTTCGGGGTCAAACATTCACGGCCTCCCGGTTTGCGGCTTTGCGCATGGCTGCGATCGCCTTGTGCGTCGACACGACGGCTTTCGCCGCATCCACGGTTGCTTGGTCTTCTTCTGACATGGGAGCGGGCGCAGGCGCGGGAGCGGGAGTTGGGGCAGCTGCCGGGGCCGCCGCTGCGGCGAGGTCCTGGCGCTTCTCCAGCACCGCCAGCGGGTAGTCCTGGTGCTGGCCCCACAGCGTGCCACCACCACCCGTAGGCGGCAGATTGAAGCGCGCGCGGCCTTCGTTCGGCGTCTTGATCTTGCCCTGCACCAGCTTGGACTCCACCTCTGCCCGCTTGGCCTCATCCATGCGCAGCAACGGGTCGAGGTCGAGCTCGACCCCGAGGGGCGCGGCAATGGCGAGGCCTTGATCTAGCAGCGACTCCATGTGCTCGATGTGCGTCTGCAGCGCGTCGGAGTAGTACAGCTGGTTGAGGTCGTCCACCGCCATGCCCGCAGGGATGGTTCCGATGCCGACCTTGAACGGCGGAATTCCGAAGGGCTGACAGATCTGCTCATCGCTGGAGCCCATCTGCTCGACCATCTGGGCGTCGATGCTCTTCATGTCGAAGGGCGTGAACTTCATGTCCGCGCCGATGATGGCCAGCTTCCCCGCGTTGGAGCCGCTGAAGTTCGTCTCCCAGTAGGCCTTGACCTCCTTGGCCTCGTCGTCGGTCATGCCGGCCGGGCCAGTCAGCAGGCCGCCAGGCCGAGCGTTGTTCGTGAAGAACTCGGTTGCCGAGCGAAGGATCTTCATGTTCTTCAGCGCCGGCCAGTGCGCGGCAGCGACGGGCGGGACGCCCACCAGCGGGTGGAACAGCGTCATGCACCGATCGTGGATGATCTCGCTGGCCGGCACGATGAGGTCTGCAGCCGGATAGCCCACGGGCAAAGAGTTCAGTGCGTCGGTCTGCAGCTGGTAGAACACGAAGCCGGACTCCGAGATCATCGGCAGGCAGCGCTCGGGGTCGAGGATGTACAGCGCATTCACGACGCCGCGCGCGTCACGGCGCTTCAGGACGTACGTGTTCCCAGCCGTCAGCTTACTCAGCATCCAGTACTCGCGGAACTGGGCCGGCGTCTGGAAGTCGTTGGGCTTGCGCAGCACCGGGTCATAGGCGGCGTTCTCCACCGCGACCCAGTTGCCACTCTTCTCGCGCTTGCGCAGCGAGAACGGAAGCTTGCCGATGTCCGACGAGATGCGGTTGATGCAGGCATACAGCGTCGGGTACGTCAGCAAGTCGGCCTGCTTCTCCTCGATGTTCTTCTGCCACGCGCCCGCGAAAGGCTCGGTGATGGTGCGTCCATAGTTGCGCCAGGCGCCGGGGACCATGCTCAGCGACTTCTGCCGCGTTAGCCCGCTTTTCAGCGCTCCGAGAACGGTCAGTTCAGACATCGGTGCTCATCCCCTTGGCGATCAGCGAGGCCGCGGCCAGGAGGAACGCGCCTCCCACTGCCAGCGCCCAGCCGGTTCCCGCGATCAGGCCAACACCGGCCACGATGCATCCAGCGCCGGCCACACCCAGGCCCAGCACGGCCGTCAGCGGCTGCGTGGCGGCGCGCTTCAGGCGATCCTTCACGCGGCGTCAACGCGCAGGGCGGCGCGCAGCTTGTCCGCGCCGGCGTTGTGGTGGACCTTGAGGCCGCGCTCTTGCGCGAGCGCGCGCAGGGCGTCGAGGTCCATGGCGTCCAGGTCGGGCGCGGCATCGGCCATGACCACGGACCCTTTGCCCAGGCGCAGCAGCAAGCGCGACTCGGCCTGCGTGACCTTGCGCGTGCGGCCGTCCTTGAATGTGAAGATGACTTGGCTCATGGTGTCCTTCCTCTTGCGCAAGGGGCCTCCTTGCGGAAGCCTCTTGCACCAGCTGGCTGGTTACGGGGTGGGCTGGCCGGTCCAGTTGACGGTCGCCCAAACCACGGCGCCGGGGCGGCGCTTCATGAAGTTGACGATGCGCTCGACCAGGAAGCCGACGCTGTTGGTCTGCCAGAGGCTGACCACGCTGGTCGTTCCGGGGGCGCCGGTGGTGGCGTCCTGGGCCGGGGCGTCGTCCATGACGATGGAGGCCTGGTCGGAGATCGACACCTCGATGCCGCCTTCGTCACCCAGGAAGATCTCGTCGCCCTTGACCAGCATCACCACGTTGGCGGGAATCGCCTGCGAGGTGAAGGCTGGCAGGCCTGCCAGCGTACCGCCCTCCGGCGTGATGCCCGGGAACGCAGCTGCGCCCGCCAGGTTGGTCACCCCGCCGAGGTCGATGGCCGTCGTCTCGGCCATGAGCCAGAAGGCACCTGCCACGCTCAGGTTGTTGCCGACAAGTGCCTTGAGCATCGTCGCGATGTCCAGGCGGATGCCCTCCAGCGAGCCGTCGCCGGCCAGCACGGTTGCCGTGACGCCGTTGCGCAGGCCAGCCGGAGACACACCCGCGACCGCGGCTGCCGTGCCGACCAGCGTGCCGTCCAGGGCGGTGCCGATCGACAGCGTCAGCTCGTCGCGAATCAGGGCGTCGGCGGCGGCGGAAGCGCGGCGGATGGTCTCCTTCGTCGCCGCGGCGATGGTGGCCACCTTCAGCGGCTCCAGCTTCGTCTTGGCGTAGCTCCATTGGGTGACGGGCTTGGACTTGCCCTCGCCAACCCACTTCGCCGCACCCGCCGAGCCTTGCACCAGCACGGGCGTGTCGAACGGCAGGCGCCGCAGGCGGGCCTCGATCTGACCCAGGACGGTCTTCGCGCGCAGGTGCGTCACGAAGTCGGCGAAGTAGGCGCCACCGTCCAGGATCAGGTTGCCGGCCCAGCCAGCGTTGCCGGTGTTGGCGGCGGGGACAGCTGCCTTGGTCAGCGAGGTGCGCAGCTCTTTGTCGTCCGGGTACAGGGCGGACGCGACCTGCAGCGGATCGGCATTGTCCAGGCGCGCGAGGGCCTTGATGCGTGCGATGCGGGCGAAGCCGATGCCCTCTTCCACCTTCTCGGTGTTCTTGACCTGCACGGGCAGGCGCTCGGCGGCGCCGCCGACGGCGATGGCTGCGGCCTTGGTGGTCGCGTCCACGGGCTTGGCGCTGTCCTTCTCGGCGGCCTCGATCTCGGCCATACGCGAGAAGCGGGAAATATCGGCGTCCAGCGACTTGATGGCCGTGGTCAGCGTGTCGAACTGCTCGGCTTCGCCGGTGTCCATGGAGCGGCCCTCATCGACCGGCTTGCGGGCGATGGTGTCGAGCTCGGCGGATTTCGTGGTGCGGGTGGCCTTGAGGTCGGCCAACTGTTGGGCGTACGTCTTCATGTCGTTCCTTTCAGAAACGAAAAAACCGCCTCTCGGGCGGTCTGTGATGGGATGCCGTGGTGACACGGCGTTGGGGCTTTCGGTCAGAGCGGCCTGCGTGCAACGGCAGGCGGCCGACCGAGATCAGGAGCGATCCAGAGGGATGGCCCCCTTCAGGAACCGGAGGTCAATCTCACGGATCAGTGGAATTGACTCGCGCTGGCGCGCATAGAGCGCCTTCACGGTGTCGATGGTGGCGTCGGCATTGGCCGGCACGGTGACGGGCGAGAGCTCGACCACCTCCATGTCGACCAGCAGCGGCGGGCCGTTCTTGCGGACGAACTTCCGGCCGCCCATGGCGCCGATGCTGACGAACTTGACCAGGCCGGACTTCACGGCCTGCCAGGCGAGGTCGGCCCGCTCCTTGAGCAGGCCCGGCTCGGTCAGCTTGGCGAAGTTGGCCACGAAGCGGATCGCGTCGCCGTCCTTGAACAGCTGTGCGCGGCCGATGGCCGGCATGGATTGCTGGTGCTGCCAGATCAGCGGAACCTCGGGGCGGAACCGCGCAGAGGCGATGTCCAGGATCTCGCCGTGGCGGTCCATGCTGCCGGTCGTCGCGATGCCGGTGATCTGGCGCAGGTCCTCGCGGACGCCTTTCAGGACCATCTCGCAGAAGGTGACGTGTTGGGCGGTCATGGCGTCCTCGCTTTCTCGTTGCGGTCAGCCGGCCACGGCCAGGACCAGTTTCTTTTTAGGCACGGCGGTCGCGACAGCAGCACCGATCGCCATGCACAACGCAACAGCGGCATCGATCTTGTTGATCGACCTGGTCTTCGCCAGCCAGTGGTTGCCCCATTTGTCCTCTTCGGTCACCGCGGACATCATTGCGGAGACCAAAACGGGGTTGCGTCGCAGCCGGATGCGGCCTTCGAGCAGCGCATCCTCCAGCAGCCGGAGCGAGCCGGGCATCCACAAGCCCTCAGCCTTTTCCTTGCGCTTCTCGGCCGCCTCTTTCATTGCGTCGGTGGGCTGACCCTTCTTCGTCCCGCCCTGCGGGTGTTCCACGAACTCCAGCGCCAGGCCAATGTCCTTCACGTCCTCTTCGAACCGCTTGAAGGCGTACCGGTCATAGGCCACCATCTGCACGCTGTAACGCGTCGCGTCGTCGGCCAGCGACTGCGCCACGTGCCGGAAGCTGACGTTCTCGCCCTGCGGCGCGTGTATGTGGCCCTGCTGCTTCCAGACCGTGTACGGGATCTTGTCGCGCAGCTCGCGCGCCTGGATCGTGTCGCCCGGTGTCCACGCCTCAATCCAGGCATCGAACAGCGGTTTGTTGTCCTTGTTCACGCCGGTCTGCACGACCGATGCTTTGGCGGTGATGTCTCGGTTCTGCGAAAGGTCCAGCCCCATGAACACCTTCGCACCAGCGTGCAGCTGCTCGGGCTCGAAGTCGGCCAGCGCCGGCTCCAACGTGGCCCGCGTCATCCAGGCCGTCTCGGCATCGGTCCACACGCAGAAGTGCAGGCGCAGGATGCCGTTCAACTGGCCCGGGATCGCCTTCGCCTGGGCCACCACGTCGGCCAGGTACTGTTCGGTGATCGTGACGCCCAGCAGCGGGTTGGCTTTCGGCCAGCACGACGGGTCTCGCAGCGGATCGTCGCCCTGATCCAGCGCGCACACGAAACTGAACGTCGTGTCGTCAATCACCTCACCGACATAGGTCGGGTCGTTGACGGCCTCGGTGTGCCCCGCCGCGACCTTCACTGCGTGCTCATGCTCCTCCCAGCAAACGCTGTTGCGGTCGCTGCCGCTGTTGGTGATCATGAACAGCAGCGGCTGCCGTCGGAACTTGAACCCGCGCTCCAGCATCTCGATGCTCTTGCGGTCGGGCAGCTCGTGCACCTCATCCGCCAGAACGAAGTGCGGTCGCGGGCCCGAGCCAGTCTTTCCCGTGTCCCGCGACACGGGCCTGAAGAAGCTGCCGTTCGGGTGGAAGGCGATGTTGTACTCGCGCCCTTCGCCACCCGAGAACTCAAGCCGCTGCTTTAGCTTTTTCGACGCCTTCACCATCTTCACGGCGTCGGCGAACAGGATGCCGGCCTGCTCCTTCTTGGCGGCGGCGGCGTACACCTGGGCGCCGGCCTCGCGGTCAGCCGTCAGGCCATACAGACCAATGCCGCCCGCCATGGGGCTCTTGCCGTTGCCCTTGCCCTGCTCAATGAAGGCGCGCCGGAATCGGCGTGTGCCGTCCGCACGCTTCCAGCCGAACAGCGATCCGATGATGAATGCCTGGCTCGAATGCAGCCGGAACGGCGTTCCCTCGAACTGGCCCTCGGAAAGCATGAGCATGCCTTCGAAGAACCTGAAGGCGTATTCGGCCGCTTCGTGGTCGAACCGCAGACCCCTCTTGTGCCCGTTCTCCAGGTCCTGCAGGTGCCGGCGACACGCATTGCGCACGTGCGGGCCTGCGACGATCTCGCCGGCCACCACTGCCAGCGCATAGGCCTTAGTGCGGTCGGCCGAAGAACTCGTCGGTAGGGTCTTCTTCTTCGTCGCTGGCATGCCTCACCTTGCTGACATCCACCGGCGTCGCTCCGAGCTTGGACATGATGGTGGCCAAGGCGCTGGAAGCAGCTACCCCCAAATCGTCCTTGTCCATGCGGGCAACCCACGAGCACGCCAGCCGCACCATGATGCGATCGGAGCTTGTCAGCCATGGCATGTCGTGCTGAATCTCAGCCCAGGCAGCTTTCTGCTCCGGCGTCATGGTGGCGTACGGCTCGCCGAGTGGGCGCGAGCCTTTCTGAATCGTGCGGTCCTTGAACCGTCCCGCGTTCTTCGCGATGGCCCCAGACACCGCAGCCTTCGCTGTGGGTGTTCTCGGTCGTGGCATTTGCCCTATATCCTGAATCGTGGATGCGTGAAGAAAGGGTGAGGCGCGGTGTCCAAGGGTGTCGCCTTAAAACTACAGACCATCCCCCCCCTGTCTCGGTCGCCCTGCTGCACCATCACGGTGCGGGATCGACGGGCCAGCCGTCCTCGCCGATGGCCACGGTGTGCCGCCTGCCCAGGTCGTCGCTGGTCTTCTTGTCGTGGCACACGAGGCACAGGACCTGCATGTTCTTGTCCTCGTCCTCGCCATCCTTGTAGAGCGGGACGATGTGGTCGGCGTTGAAGCCGTCGGGCCAGTTGGTCAGCTTGCGGCAGTGGGCGCAGTGCGGGTCCTTGGACCACAGGCGTAGGCGCCGGGCCTGCGCCCTGCGGCCCCGCAGCCGGCCGTCCTGGTCGTCATAGCGGGCGGCCATTGAGCCCACGAGCGGGGAGCGGCGTCACGTCGCCCTGGTCTGCGTCATCAGCCTCTGCCATCGCGCGCACCAGCGCCTCGTTGCTGGCTGCCAGGCGGCTGATGGCCTGCGTCTGGTTGTGCATGGCCTGGATCAGCATCGCGATGCCCATGGTCAAGAATTGTTCGGGCTCGTTCATAGGCTACCTTGGTCCACTTGGCGATCCAGGCACGGCGAGCAGCGCATGCGGTGCACGGCATCAGCGCCAGCCCCAATGGCCAGCTACCCCGTCGCAATGGATGCAGTCGCGGTCCTGTCGGGATGGGCTTGCGGTCGGCCCGGCTTGCATGACGATGCACTGCCCGTCGAGGGTGTGCGCGACGATCTCGCCGTCGTGCAGTTCAGGCACGGCATGCGACAGGCCGACGCCTTCCACCACGACGACGTAGTCGGTGCGGCGTTCCTGCAATCCTGCGGAGGTCTGCACGAGCATGGCGTAACTCCTGGTGGTGGATTGAGGGGTGCACCCATCGGACCTACCGGGCTTGGTCTCGCCCGGCTGGGTGCTGCCGTTCGCTGTTCGCATGGCACCGCACCAGCTGGCGGCGGAAATCTCCCCGCCATTTGCCCGTGGCGGGCCGGCGCCAAGGTGCCGTGATGCTCGGGGGAGCAAGAGGAGCCGGCCGCGGTCCCGAGCGGACAAGGTGTGCGCGGAGGGGTGAGGGATGCGGCCGGCGTATTTCTCAAGGCTCAGGGTTCGCACTGACGCGCTGGACGTTGCGCCGCCTATAGTCCGGCCCATGCTTACACCGGGCACCCGAGCTTGTCTGGAAGAATGCCGCGCTCTCGTGGCAGATGCAGACGTGAAAGATGAGCTGAGGCAGCTTGGCCTCGATCTGATCGGCCATTTGCTAGCCATGCATGCAGACAAGCGGCTGAATTCCCAGATCCTCCTCCTTGCGCTGCCAAGTCTGGAGCTAGTGCCTGGACTGGAAGACGCAGTGAGCGAGCTCCGGGCCGCGGCAAGCCGGGAAGGCCTCAACTAAGGTGAACCGAGGCGCGGGAAGTGCCTCCGGTCATGGAGCCAGGGGCGGTCCCTCTAACTCTGCAATGACGCTACTGGCGTTGGCGGTCAATCCCTCGATCTGCGAAAGCCGCCGTAGCGCTACCAACGCGGAAGACCTCGTAAGGCCGCTGCCGTTCTGCAGGATAAGCAATCCCCGAATGAGGCGAGCAGCTTCCAGTCGCTCGTGATCTGACATGGTCGCGGTCCGCACCGCCTTGAGAAGGCGGTCGAAGTGTTGCAAGGGAATGACTGGTGCAGTCATGTCCAATTTTAGATGCGCCGAACAGCGCTCGCCTGTCAGGCGACTGGCTGAAGCGCTTGTAGCCGCCGCCGCAATAAAGGGCTTCTTCGGTCGCCGACTTGCGCTCTGTCCTGCGCGCGTTCGGCTGGATGGCCCACGGATGCGGGCACCAAACCGCGCGGGAATGGGCCACCACTCCCAGAAAGCCTTCCATGCTCGAAACGAAGCCCGAAAATGGCGCAGTCCCCACCTCGTCAAGCCGCAACCGATACGCCAACAAGCGCATGCTGATCATCTGCGGCGCGATCGCGGCGGTGATCATCCTCGTCGTTGTCCTGAGAGTGCTGAGCACGGTGCAGGCATAGCCAAGGCCGATGGCAGGTGCGCCGTGGGTCGAGCCGCCATGTTTGACCCACCCAAACGGGAAAGGCCCGCCGACCTTGGGAGGGGCGGGCCGACGCCACGGGCTCACATAGAGCAGTGGTTTGCAACGGTGTCGGGCCAGGACTGCGACGGCGCTAACCCGCCGCACCCGTGGGCGTCGGGTCAAATTGTGAAGAGCGCGACGCCCGGCCTGATGACAGCGCAGGGACCGCGTCCACTGAACTAACGAAGACTGCCCAGAAACAACGAAGCCCTCCGCACGGGAGGGCTCACTGAAGCAACGTGGGCGTCACTTCTGCTGGTTCGGCGCCTGCTGCTGGCCCTGCTGGCCACCCTTTTGCTTTTGATTGGGGTCCATCTGCTGTTGACCAGGCTGCTGGCTGTTCTGGCCGGCTTGGTTGCCTTGGTTCGGCATCTGTTGGCCCTTGTTGTCCATCCCGCTGGTGTTCGGGTTCGTAGCGCTCTGCTGGGTCTGCGGCGACTGCGGGTTCTGGTTCTGGCCTTGGTTCTGATTCGCTTGCGTCATCTGAAGTCTCCTGTGTTACGTGGACCAGCTGGCCCACGGATCCACAGTAGAGAAGGTACGCGTCGCGAAATGTCGTGCGGGAGCGCTCCTGCTTGTGGGAACCGGCTCACATGACAGCAGAAAGCAAAAAGCCTCCTTGACGGAGGCCTCGAACTTTCGAGCGCTGCATCTACCGACACCGCCGCCTCCAACATGGATGGGCGACCCTGGATATGCGTTTGCGCTCAGTCGTTGGGTGGCACGATACACGAAACAAGGACCGCGCGCAAGGGGGATTTCGTACAGCTCACCACGGCTCTCCCGCAATGTCGCCGTGGTCCTGCCTAATTTCGAGCAGCTCTTGTTGATCGGTTGCCGGCAGCCGAAGCCCGCACGATGCGCACTGCAGCCGCCGCTCCCGGCCGTCATAGTCTTCCAGCTCCGCGGTGCAATTGGGGCACCACAGGTAGGGCGCCATTGAGGGCTGTCGGGGCGGTTCTTTTGGCGTGTCCACGCTGTAGACGGCCCGGCGAATCGAGAATCCAAGTCGCGGCGAGTAACCACCGCCGCGCACCCCTGCCGAACAATTGAACCTGTTGCTGCCTCGCTGCTCGATCGGTGCTGCGCAAATCAAGCAGTGAAGAACCCTCATGTTGCGATGCTCCTAGATGTCGCGGTTGATCAGCATCTGGCGGCCGTCGCGCACGAGCTTGGCCAGGCCTTCCATTGTGGCGCCCAAGGCCTGGCACGCTCGCTTCGGGCTCACGGGCTTGACGTAGTGCCAGTTGATCGCCGTTCGGTTCGACTGCGGCAGCGCGGCCACGGCCTTGGCCATCTTCGTCGCGTCGGCCGTGTCCAGCACATCCGAGATCTGGTAGGCCATGTCCGCCCGGACGCGAGGCGGTGGCGGCGTCATGCGGAACATGGGCGAAGTCATCGGCGCAGAGGTGCCGTTGCACCAGCGCGCCCAGTTGGCCAGGCGACGATCCATGTGGCGCTGATGCGGCTCGACGGCGTGGAAGTCGACTTGCACGCGGCGGGGGCGCTCTGCTACAGCACTCATGCCTGGACTGCTTCCCGACGTGCGTCCTGGCGCGTGTGCATCGTGCCTCGCACTGAGGCGGCGATCGCCCGGCAGTCCTCGTCCGTGCCGATGAACAGCGGGACGTAGTCGATGCGCCGGTCGTCGGCATAAGCCTGGCGGTTGGTGCTCAGCATGGCATCCATCGGCTCGATGTGGAGCGCGCATTGGCTCTGGCTCCACAGCATGACGTGGGTGCCAGGGGCATGGCCGGCCGGCTTCGGCGGGGTTCCCGCCACGACCTGGGCGGCGGCGTCTGGGGTCAAAGTGATCATGGGTTGGCCTCCTGGGATGAGTACGGAACGAAGGAAAGGGGATAGCGGCGCTCCTGGGTGCGGTACTGCATGGAGTCGCGGTCGAACCACAGCAGCTGCGTGTAGTTCTGGGTGTCGCCGTTGCGCTGCTTCTGCAGCTCAAGCTTTGCGTCGCAGGTGCCGTCGTCGGCCTGCGACTGGTCCTTCTGGGCGCGCCAGACGCTGAAGACGTTGTCAGCGCCGTCGGTGATCTTGGAGCTGCCGGCCACGTCCAGCTTGCCGGGCGCCTGGGACTCGTCGCGGGCCTTGCGGGGATGCGCCACCAGGTGCAGGTGCACGCCCTGGCCGCGGGCGAAGGCGCATAGCTTGCGCATGGCCTCCTTCTGCGCCGTCATGGCGCCGGGCCCGTCCTCGGGCACGTCGGTCATCATCAGCGAGTCGATGACGAAGTGGTTGCAGCCGTACCGGCGCCGCGCGTGCACGAACACCTCCAGCAGGCGATCGAGCTTGGCCGTGCCCAGCACGTCGAACAGCCAGTACTTCTCGCGCATCCACTCGGCGATCTCGCGGATGTAGGCCTGACTCGGCTTGTCCAGGCCGGCCGCCTGCTTCATGGCCCGCTTGAGCAGGCGCGCCGGCTTCATCTCGCCGGAGAAGACGACGAAGTTCGCGCCCGCCTGCATGAGGCCGATCTGCACCTGCTGCAGCAGCAGCGATTTGCCGTGGCCGTTGATGCCGGTCCAGACCGAGACCTCGCCGCCGCGAAACTGGAACCAGTCGAGCGGCTTGTCGAGGAACAGCGACGGGTCGCGCGGCGCGTCGTGTGGCGGGTAGAACAGCGCCGTCACCTGGGCGGTGTAGTCGGCAGCCGAGCGCAGCTCTTCGGGGTCCTGGGCCTTGGCGGCCTTGAAAGCGTCGTGGAAGTCCACGGGCTCGGCGCCGCTCTGCAGGTACTCGTTCGCGTCCTTGGCGCCGGGGAAGGTCATGCGCCGGCAGCGCTCCAGGCCCAGGCGCTGCATGACCTCGCGCGCCCCCTTCTCGCCCGCGTCGTCGCTGTCGAAGCAGATCACGATGTCATCGAAGCGCTCCAGGCGGTCGAAGTCGTTTTCGATCCACTGGTGGTTTCCGGCGCCCGCGTTCACGGACAGCGCAGGCAGGCCGGCCTGGTGCAGCGTCATCGCGTCGAGCTCGCCCTCGGCGATGATCACGGTGCGGCTCTTGCGGTCCAGCAGCGGCCAGCCGAACAGGCAGGGCATCGCGCCCGGCTCCTGCCGCATGTCCCTCTTGTTGTCGATGTTGCGGGCCTTCCCGTTGATGTACTCGCCGGCCTCGTCCAGGTACGGGAACAGGGCATAGACGGCGTCGCCCCGCGTCTGTTCCACGACCTTGAACGCCGCCACGGTCTCCTGCGTCAGGCCGCGGCCCTGCATCCAGGCCAGCACCCTGCTTTCGCCGGACGCTGCCGCCCTGCCCTTCGGCTTCGCAGGCTTCGTGAAGGCCTTGCGCTCGCGCTCGGGCATGACGTCGTGCACGCCCAGGAAGCCCTTCGCCTCGGCGATCGCCTCGGCCAGCGACAGGCTGCGCACAGCCATCCAGAGGTCGATCAGGTCGCCGGCCTCGCCGGTCGAGAAGTCGCTCCACACGCCGGCCTTGGCGCCAGCGATGCACACGGACAGGCTGTCGCCCGGCTCGCCTGCAACGCTGCCGGCCTTCCACTCGCGGCCTGCCTTCTTGCCCTGCTGCAGCAAGTACTCGGCCACCCGGGCGGCGTCGCGCGCCAGCACCTGGCTCACGTCCTTGGCCTTCACGCGTGGGCCTCCTCGTCGCGCGGCAGCTTGCGGCCGTCGCGGAACTTGCCCGCGTTCCAGTGCCAGCACATGCCGTTGTGCGCTTCGTAGACGTTGGGGAACCCGGCGTCCTTCCACCACTGCGCGTCGCGGTGCGCCGCGAAGTACTCGTCGGTTCCGGGCTTGAGCACCGACAGCGTGGCGGTCCCCGACATCAGCGTGAGTTCGGCGCCATCCCACGGCTTACCGCGGAGGTACACGATCGGCGCTTCAACGAACTGGCAGTTCTGCTTGGTCCAGTCCGTTCGCGAGATCCGGGCCTGCAGGTGCTCCAGCACCGTGTCCGCGATCGCCTCGTAACCCCGCTGCCGCCAGACCTTCGCGCACTCGCCCTTGGCCTCCTTGCGCTTGCTGCGCGGCCACAGGTTCCAGAAGCGGACGAAGCCTTCCGGCAGGGTCTCCTCGGGGGGCTTGCCCCCCATAGAGGTTTTCTTCGTAGGAGACGGAGACGGAGACGGAGACGGAGACGGAGACGGAGCATTGCTACTCTGTGCTGCGTGCATGCTGCTAGCACTGCTGGCAGCATTGCTACTAGCATCCTCTGCAGCATGCTGCGTAGCAGGTGCGGCGGTGCTACTGCTACCCGGCGGCATGCTGCTGTTGTTCGGTCGCACTGCTGCGTACTCGGGCACCAGGCGGTCGGCCTCGGCCACACCGTGGTGGCGCTTCGCAGCGTTCCAGCGGGCCTTGGCCGAGCGCTGCTCGCTGCCCGCCGCCCACGGGTTGTGCTCGACCCAGTCGTGCAGTTGGTACTGTCCGTCGGAGCCATCAAGGAAGCGCACCTCGGCCAGCGTGGCAACGAAGCGCCCCTCATCGCCGTCCCACTCGGCGGCGAGCTCAATGTCTTCAGCCGACATGCCCGACAAGTCACCGTCGCTTCGGTTGGATGCCGCCCAGAGGAACAGGCAGACGAGATTCCAGCCCGCGGCCTGGCCAAGCTTTCGGATCAGTTTCTTGGTCTTCGGGTGACCGGGCAGACCGGTCGAGATGCGCGCGTCTGTTGCCATCGATAGCTCAGAACAGCAGCGCGTCGGGTTCGCCAGCTGCCGCAACCCACTGCGTCGAGAACCGGCCCTCGCTGTCGGGAATGCTGGCCTCAATCGCAGCGCCCAAGCGCCGCACCTCCGTTGGGGGGAATTCAATCGTCTCCCTCTCGTCCCAGAGGTCGGCGACGACAAACCGGGACTCGCAACGCGCGAGGTCAACAATGATCGACGCATCGAAGTGGGGCCGCGGCCCACCGCTGACCGGTGTCACGATGACCACGGGGCGCCTCGACGGAGGAGGCGAAGGGTTCCTGACCCACTTGTCTCCGACCCTAGATGAACTGGACGCCGAAGAGAAGATCTGCCCGCCGAACTGAAGGAGCGCGAGGTAGCTCTGCCCGCCTACAGCGCAGAACTCACCCAGAAGGACCGTTGCGCCACCGCGCATCGGTCCTTGGTCTATCTCGCCGGGCCGGCCTGGGGTTGGAGTACTTTCAGTCATCTTTGCCTTTCAACATGAGCAAGACGCCCTTCGGGAAAAAGAAGCCAGCGGCAGGCAGGAAAGGCAACTGCTCTTCGGGGCGGGTAGCTATTCCGCGACCTAGCCGTGGCGTCAAACAGTTGGGATCAGGTCGTCTCGTGGACGCGCAGATCGACCACCGCGCGGCGGCGTTGGCCCTCAGGCTTGCCGGCGTCGTGCGCCGCCTGCAGGTGCGCAAACAGCGCAGCCTGGGCGGCCATGGACTCGGCGAACTCCTTCGTGATACGCACCATGTCCGCGTCCTTGATGCCCTTCGCGGCAGCGTTGGTCGCTGCCTCCGCCAAGAACTCGCCGAACTCCTTGGCAGATGCAGCGATGCGACAGGCGTCGGCCGCGCTCATGCCGCCGGTCGACTCAATGGGGACCAGCACATAGCCGAGCTGGAAAGCCATGGCTTGCAAGGGCGAGTGATCTCCCGTCAACCGGCAAATGTCCACCACCTCTTCCGGGCTGCAATGGGCGCTGGGGTGGCTCGGTGCGACCTTGTGGCTCAGGCTGGTGGGCGAGATGCTCATGTACGCCGCCAGGCCGGTCGCGCCGTTCGAATCGTCTGGGCCTGCGCCCCGGAAGCCGCGCACCGCAGCGTGAAGAAGACCTCGGACGTTCATGCTCCGGCTCCTGGCAAATTCGATGGTTTGTTGGCAGTGACTTGGTTGGGGTAGCTCGGCAAACTGGCGCCAATGAATCCACCCGAAAGACCAGCCAGGTTCGACCCCGTGGCAGCCATGCCGCATGCAGAGGGCACGCTCGTGATCAACACGTCGGTGACGCTGCGTGTGCATGCGCAGCCAGGCATCCCGGAGCACAGGCTGCTGTCGGTGATGACTGCGCGCGTCGCGGGCGGGAAGTTGCTGATGAAGTTCAGCTCGGTGCGGCTGCCCGATCGGAACGAGCAGTTCGAGGCGCGGATGCGGCGCCAGAGGATGCAGCGGTGAGCGGGGTCAAGCATGGACGCCCTCCACGGCCGACTGCGTGGCGACGTGCCACAGGAAGATATGCGGATGGGCTAGCTTCACACTTGGCGGGATGCCGCGTTTCAGCCAGTTGTGGACGCGTTGCGGCCTGCTATAGCCGAGCTTGGCGGCCAACTTGGACGGGCCACCGAGCCGCTTTATCAGCGCGATGTCGGCTTGGACTTGAGCAGTGATCGTCATGCCACAGTGGTTGAGTAAACGTGGCGTGTACTGTAGACCAAGTCGCCGCGTTTAACAACACCATGTTTGAAGTTGCGACAATCGGACGCGTGCTGCATGCATCCAAAGACGTCCACCCTTCCTTCGTCCGCCTCCTTGAAGCCGTGATGGCGATAGGAGTGATGAACTCGAGCATGCTGGCCGCAGAGTTGAACGAGTCTCCTCAGACGATCACGAATTGGGCGAGGCGTGGCGTATCCAAAGCCGGCGCGCTAAACGCACAGCAGCGCTACGGGATCTCGGCCACCTACATCCTCACAGGAGAAGGGCCGCCACTTCCGAGTCAGTCGGACCAAGAAGTTGATCCCGTGTTGGTACGCCGGTACGCAACGCCTTCGATCGACAAGGCACTCGCAGTGATTGCCGCAGCTGCAGAGCGGGCAACCGAGAGCGAGCGCGCCAGCATTGCTGGCTTGCTTCGGGAACTCGTGATGGATCCGAAGCGCAACTCTGCCGACTTGATCCCGATTCTTACGCGGCGCTTGTCATAGCGTTTACGAAGCTCAATAAAACACCGTGTTGACTTTTTAGATTCACGCAGTGTTTAATCGCTCCATGCCAGCGCGTCGCTGGGCAGGAGCGAAGATGGTCACCAATCCCACCGAACACGCAGCTGTCGTAGCCGCACATGCAAGCCGCGCCGCGCTGACTATCGACCGCGGCCCGGTCAGCCTGCGCAAGCTGTACTTGCCTGACGTCTTCGCGTCGCAGGCCGCCTACGACCTTGCGTCCAATCTAGCCCGCAAGGCCAACCGCGACTTCGGCGCCGCGCTGCACCTCTGCGCCCTCGCCCGCATGGACCTCCATGAGCGCGTCGAGCGCGTCGTGATCCGCGGCGGCCTGCTGCACATCGGCGCACCCGGGCTCTGCGCATGAACGCCGTAGCAGACGTGATCGTGGCCGGCTTGATCGGCCTGGGCCTGGCTGCGAGCCTGTGCACCTGGTGGGCGGCATGAGCCATTCAGTATTGGCGGTCGCGCTCTTCGTAATGCACCGTCATCGCAATGCGACGGCGGTCGGCTTGGTTGAGGATGTTGAAGTGGCGCATACGGATGGGCTTGCCGAAGAGCTCCGCATCTACTGGACCGTGCATCAGCAAGGTGCTGAGGGTGTGGATGCAGTCCTCTGTGCCGAAGATCTGAACGTTCATCACACCAGGCTCGTCTACCGCCGCAGCGATCCGGAAGAATCCTTCGACGCAATGAAACCCGGGCACCTCCAGGGTGACGTACATCGAGGGACCACCTTTTCCTGCAGCGCATTGGACGGCTTCAGGATGACCGGGGTGCGTGGCCAGAGCCGTCCTCTGCGGGGCCGTCAGGACGTGGGAGGACGGGCCGACCTCACCCGGTTTTGCATAACGCAAAAGCAACGGAGTAGCGGGTCGCAATTCCAGGCGAGGCTGGGGAAAGTCGCCGGCATGAGTGGCACGCGGGAACATATGCCATGTCAGGACGCACTCGAACCGTCCGGGATCCTGAGCGCAGTCCGAACGACCATCGGACACTTGCGCTTCCGCCACGCTATTGCCGCACCCCCCTTGTATTCGGGCCGGGAAAAAATTCTCATGGCCGAAATGGCCAACCCCACGATCAAGCAGCATGCTGGACCAGATCCAAACCGACTATGAGACTACGGTTTTTTTGGTCTGCTCAGTACATCCTGGTAAGCCTTGGCTTCATCACTTCCGCGGACTTCATTCAGCGGCGTGAATCTGATCAGCTCGTCGGGATGCGGACGGTGGCTTCTGACCATCAGCAACTGGCGCGCAAGAAAAATGTTGCTCATCGACTTCTCGTACTCGGCGATGAACAACGGTTCCGCCTGCCCTTCTGGCGACAGCTTCTGGTAGGCGGCGCGAAACCGGTCCGCGCACTGCAGCACCTGTTCCGCCCAATACTCTTGAGACCGCTTGGCGCCAGCAAGCAGTTCGTCTTTGGCCGCTATTGCACTCTTGAGTGCTTGAACCAATTCCGCAGAGTCCGAGCGCGTGCGAACCTCCTCAAGTTCACGCCTAGCGGCCAAAACGCTCCGTTCCATGTCGGATTGGCGCATGCGCTCACTATCCAACAGAGCTCGCAACTTCAGTACTTCGGACTGCAGCTCGCTCGAGCGTTTCGCTTCGGCATCCATAGCTTTCGACGTTGCTTCAAGCCGCTCGCGAATGTGTTCGCGTTCAATTTCCAATTGAACACGCAGCCTGCGATTTCTTTCGGACTCCTCTTCCAACTCGCTGGCGTCGTGAAGCCGGGCAACTATTTCCGCATTGACGCTTTTGGAAGTAGCCGCCGCTGCGTCACCGAGTCGCGCGTGCAGCTCCTTGGGGAGACGCAGCGTGATGCGCGTGTAGCGGTCTTCTTCTTCCATGCACCAAATTTACATGAAAACCGTGCCAATCCTTGACACGACTTCTATGCTTCACATACATTTGAGTGACACCATGAATACGCCAAAAAGTGACATTGATTTCGTGCGAATCACCTTTAGGGTGCCGTGCCACTTGCTCAACCACCTGAAAAAGCACGCCACTCGAAACTTTCGATCGGTCAACAACGAAATGGTGCACCGCTTGGAATCGACACGTAAGCGGGACATGAATCCGACAACTGAGGAAGGACAGCAACCGTGAGCAAGTCGATGACCGTCAAGCCGGTTCAGGTTCGCATGAGACCGGAACTGCATAGCTGGCTCCACCGACAAGGGCAAGAACAGGACCGATCGGTGAACTGGATCATCAATGACGTGCTCGACCGTGCTCGACGATCCGAACAAGACCGCTCGCGAGTTATTCCTCAAGTTACCCACAACACTTAGTTCGAAACACACAGACGATCTACCACTTATACACAGGTTGTCCTGCGCTTGTCCCATGACGCTAGGCCAAGGTGCGTCTACATTGCGTCACCGTGCCATCGCCCACCGAAAGGAACTCCGAGTGAACAGCATTACCCCCTTCAAATTCGACGGCGCCAGCGTGCGCGTGATCGACATCGACGGCGAGCCGCACTTCGTCGGCAAGGACGTGGCCGAGGCACTTGGCTACGGAGACCCCACGACGGCAATTCGGTCGCACTGCAAGGGGGTGCAAAAGCTGCACCCCCTTCAAACGGCAGGCGGTCGACAGGACGTGCGCGTGCTGGCAGAGCCCGACGTGCTCCGCCTGATCGTTGCCAGCAACCTTCCAGCCGCAGAACGCTTCGAGCGCTGGGTGTTCGAGGAAGTGTTGCCCTCGATCCGTAGGACCGGCGGCTACACAGTTCCGTCACGGACCCCGCAATTGCCGGCCACCGTCAGCGCCATGTTGGCCATCAACAAGGCCATCTCCAAGATTCCCGGCGTGAACGCGGGCATCGCAATGTCGCTGACTCTCGACGCCATTGAACGCCACACCGGCCTGCCGACAACCGGCCTGCGCCTGGCACTGCCCGGCGCCAAGGTGGATGACGCGAAGAAGCTGAACGCTACGCAGGTCGGCGAGATGCTGAACCCGCAGAAGAGCGGCCGCGCCGTCAACACTGCGCTCCAAGTGCTTGAGCTGCAGGCGAAGGACGAGCGCGAGGGCTGGATCTTGACGGACGCCGGCACCAAGCACGGCGAGATGGTGCCCTTCACGCGCCATGGCCACAGTGGCTATCAGCCCCTCTGGCGCGAGTCGGTGTTGGCAGTCCTGCAAGCCCACTACGACACAAGCACCAACGTGGTGACGCTGGTAGGTGCACCGGCATGACATGCGTCGTCCACATCAACGGCCCGCCGCGAAGACGGAAGACCAATGTAGGTGAGGCCTGGGCAGGTGAGAGCGCCCAGACCTCGATGAAGTCCCCCAGCGATCAAACCGAAAGGATTCACCCGTGAATCATGCCATGGAGGCGCCTGGGTGCGCCAGAACTGAGGAAATGACCAGCGGCCGCCATGCGGTTGCTGCCGTCGAAGTCGACCACGCCGCGCGCAATGCCCTGCTCAAGATCGCGGGCCTGGCCTGCGATCTGCAAAACTTGCTCGACATCTGGGCCTCGGCCGAGTTTGAGGACTACCAGCGAGACGCAGCCGCCAGCGCATCGAGGGGCTTGGCCACTTTGATCGGCGCCATCACTGCAACGGTCGGCAGCGACCCGCCCGTCCCGGCCGGCGTGAGCATGTGGCTGTTGGGAGGCCAAGCATGAGCACCGCCACCGTTGAGACGCCGTGGCACGCCGATCTCTCTGAAGATCAGGACAACGCGCGCAAGCTGGCCCACGCCAGCGTCTGCGACATCGAGCACCTGTGCGCCGACTTGCTCGAGCGCGCCAACGACCGGCTGGGCAGCGAAGAGCTCTCAGACAGCGCTTGGTGTGCGCGCATCCGCATGTTCGCCACGCGGATCAAGGATCTGAACTCCTTGGTGATGTCGCACCTCGACGAAGACAGCGTGCAGCTGCGCGAGGCGCACCGCATGGTCTATGGCCGGTTTCCACATGAAGGAGAAGCGCTGTGAGCACCGCCACCTTCACGATGGAGCGGCCCGCCCAGGCTCCGGTCGCACCTGCAGCCGACGACCTGAACGCGCGCCGGGCGCTTGCCTTCGACGCCAACTTCGAACTGGAATCACTGGCCGAGGCGGCCCGGGAACTGCTCGAGGCAGAACGAAGCGAAGGCACGATCAAGTACAGCGGCATCTTGGCCCGGATCGTGACCCTCAACGAGATAGTCTTCTTCGCCATGCGGTTGCACGGCGAGCCCGATGCCGACAACGCCTGGGGTGACCGCGACAAGCTGGACTTCCTCCGTCGCATCTTCGAAGGGAAGCTGCCATGAGCATCGCGACCATTGACAAGCCGCGCGCCGTCCGCAAGGCCCGCGCGAAGGCGCCGGGTGTTGGCCAAGCGAAGCTGACGCAGCTGTCCGACATCCTCTGGCAGGCCTCGCAATGGGATGGAGACCTTTCGTCCGGCTACTCCCTCCGGCTGCTTCGCATCGCGTCCGAGATGGCGCTGGACGACGCGAAGAACTTCGACGCGCTTCGGCCTGACAACCAAGTCGACAAGGCGTTTGACCTTGCGGCTCTCGTCTCGTCCGCTCGGCGCGTGCCGAAGGACCAGCCCATGCCCTCAGGACTTGCGGCGCTGATCGCCAGCGCGCACACGGTGCTGAACGACCTCACGGACTGCGAAGATTGCTTCGATGACGGCGAGGAAAGGGCGGCCGTCGAGCCGGCGCCGATGCTCAACGGCTACACGCCGATGCAGCTGATGGAAATCCTGGATCACATCGCATGCAGCACGGAAGCAGCCGCCGAGATCCTGATGGATGTCGAGGGCCACATCGGGGGCGAAGCGTGGACGCCATCGCAGTGCAAGACGACTCTGCACGTAGCCGCCCAGGCCGTGCGCATGGTGGGGGCCATGGCCGACCAAGCCAGCGGCACGCACCTCATCGGTGGCCCGATTGAGTGGTCGATTGGCGACCGGGATCTGAAGGGGAATCACCATGCATGAACGCGTAGAAGTCGCGCCTGGCGTGTTCCGCCGAGTGCAGCAGCGTCGCGCCGTCTACAGCGGCGACGCAGACGATCTGCAGGCTGCAGGTCTGCTCACGCAGGACATGCTGCCTGGCCATGGTGGCAATCCGCGTGGCATGTGCAGCTACCTGCCCGATGGGACGCGGATCAAGCGCGGTGCGATCAGCCAGACCAAGCCTGGGCACACACGCATCGTGCAGATCAGGGGCAAGGGCAGCACGTTCTTCGAGGTCTGGGTGCTGCTCAGTTCCCAGCGAGTCGAAGCTGTTGAGGCCGAACGGGCCAGCGAGTTCTACAAGCCCTCGCTCGGCGCCGACGCCATCTTTGCTGGACGGCAGTCCGCCCTCGAAGGAGTCGCGGCATGATGTACCGCCCCAACCCTGAGAGCTTGGCAGCAAAGGTCTGCTGCTGGTTTGCAACGCACCCCGAAAGCACCCTGAGCCTGGCCGACATCGTTGAGCGGTTCGTCGTGCCAGGCGACAGCCGCAACGTGCCCGCCCAGTTGGTCTTGGCCATGGACTACGACCTCATCGCCTTCAGCGGCGACGACAAGCTGTTCCGCAAGGGCCCAGCAGACTTGCCTAGCTGCGCCCTGCCCCATGACGACAACAAGGATCGCGATGACGAAGCGCCTGTGGACAAAGGAGGACGAGGCCCAGCTGCGCGCCCTGTACCCGGTGACGAGCGTGCAACAGATCTCGCAGCTGACAGGCCGCAACGGGCCGGCGATCTACAAGCGAGCGCACGAGCTGGGGCTGAAGAAGCTTCACCATCCGGCGCGCAACTGGAGGCCCATCGGGTCGGAGCGGTTGGACCGCGGCATCTTGATCCGGAAAGTGACGGACACCGGCAACCCGAAGAAGGACTGGCGGCGGGTGGATGTGATCGAGTGGGAAGCGATCCACGGGCCAGTTCCGCCGGGCTACACGTTGATGCTCAAGGACTGCAACGGGCCGAGGACCGTGGAGAACCTGGCGCTGTTCACGAAGCAGGAGCACTTCGCACGAACGAGCGTCCGCAACCTTCCGCCCGAGGTGGCCGCGCTGTATCAGCTCAAGGGGCAGATCACTCGAGCAGTCAGGCAGCGGATGGAGAAGGAGCAGCAAGCCCCATCGCCGCCATCCGGCGACACCTGATGGCCACGCTGGCGGACCTGCGTGACCGCGAGAACCCCATGCCCATCGACCGCGCGAGGGCCGTTGCGGAAGTGGCCACGGTGCTGATCAACAGCGCCAAGGTTGAGGTGGAGTACCTGAAGGTGACGAAGCGCAAGACCGGCGAGTTCTTCCGGCCCGGCAAGGCAATCGAACCGGGGCGCGGCGATGCATGATCACGTCCCGTTGGGCACCGGCTTTCGCAATGCGTACTCAGCCTGCGCGGCCGACGCCTTAGTTCAAACCAAGTCGGCGTTCGATCTCAGCCTTCGCACGGCGAACAGCGTCGGCGAGCGCAGCGTCACGCGTCGCAAACGATTCGTCCGAGTTGAAGCGAATGCAGTCTGCGCCGGCAACTGGCGTATAGATGGCGCAGTTGCAACGAAAGCCACCGCGCTCACAGAGTACGGGAGTTGCAACGACGCGGTAGCCGCTGTGTTTGCCACTGCTGTAGCCACTGTCGCTCTGAGGCATCTGACTTCTCCAAGTGCCGACGGCGGGCGGAGTATGGCCGTCTGGGCTACACATCCTGCAAGCAGATGTATCCGCTCCTGCGCACCCGCGTCCAAGTCACGGCGCAAATCAGTCGGAGCGGGTGCCTCGCTGATCAACATCCTCTCTTTGAACGAACGGGCTGAGATGGCCTCTGGCGCGCAAGCCAAGCGCCGCTGCGTGGACGTGGCGCCAGCAGCGCCTATAGGCTGCGATCGCTTGCTCCTCACCGTATACGGCTTCGTCGGCGAGAACCGCAAGAGCATCCAGCGTGACCGCCCCTACGTGGACGTCGGCATCGGCAACGTACTCGAACACCACTCGCCGGGGGTTCATTCGGTATTGAGCTTCAAAGTCCATGGCGCATTCTCTAGGAGCCCAGTGACGGCCCCGGAGATCCCACAGCCCATGCGTAATGGGCTGCTAACCCGGGCTACTTGCGCTCAGCGTCTGCAAGCCATAGAGCCTTCGATCGATCATCCGCTTTGCCAGGGCGACGCCGTGGCTCAGAGCCAACTCTACCGACGTGAACGTGTGGTTCGAGTCGCAGCGGAAGGTGTCCCTCATCTGATCTGGAGGACCGACAACGCAGTTGCATCGGAACCCGCCTCGTCCGCTCGCGCCAGCGGTCACAACGATGTGAAAACCTCGGTGGAGCTCGCTGAGCTGATGCGACTCGATTCGATCGGTCAAGGAGACGCTCCAAGTTGGAGCCCGATACTACCCCCCGTGCAGATGTCGCATGGGCCAGTACTTCAGGAGCGCCGTCCGCGCCCCCTGACCGTTAGCTTTTGTCTGTGGGCAATCAGCTCCCGAGCCTCCGTGCGTGTACGACGCGCCTGCTCCGAAAGCCATCCGGCAGTCCAAGCCACATCGGCAAGCTTTGCGGTAACGCTTGCGTGCTGTGCGGCAGCGTACGGGTTTGCGTGCAGAGTTTCTCCCCGCAGAAATGCCATGCGGCCCTGCCGGCTGATCTCATCGACGCTGAAGGACATGCCACATGCCGGCAATACGCGTGCCGTGGGGCCCGTGGCTGCAGCCCCAAAGGAGTTCGGGTCGTGACTGTTGCAACCCTGATCTCCGACACCGGCCGGCCGGACCTGACCGACCAGCAGGTGGACGCGATCTGCGACGGGTTGACCCAGAACGCCGCGAAGGTGCGCTATCTGCGCGGCCTAGGCCTGCGCGTCGATCGCCGCCCGAATGGCCGGCCCCTGGTCGCGCGCGCCGACTGGGAGCGGGTCTACTCCAAGCGCCAGCAAGCCGACGAAGCACCCGATGGGGCGCGGGATGCTGACCTACCCGCCAATGGCCCGCGCTGGCGAACCGCCATGCCTGCATAGCGATGGGACGAACACGAGACCGCGCGTCGGCCGCAGGCCTGCTACCGCGCATGGAGGCCAGGCCCTGGAGCGACGGCAAAAAGATCACCTACCGCTATCACCCGGTGGGCGGCAAGCCGATCAACCTGGGCACTGACAAGGCGGCCGCGCTGCGCAAGGTCCTGGACCTCAACGGTAAGGCGCCAGCCGACGAGAAAGGAACGCTACGCTGGGTCTGGGCCAAGTTCAAGGACGCCCCGCGCTGGAAGAAGCTCAGCGACGGCACCAGGGCCGACTACGAAGGCGCCTGGAAACAGATCGATGAGCGCCTGGGCCACATGCACATGGGCGAGATCACGACGTTCGTCGTGGCGCAGTACGTGCACATCGAGCGCGCGGAGTCGCCGCGGCGGGCCGACATCGAGAAAAGCCTGCTGTCGCGGCTGTTTGGCCACGGCATCAAGCTGGGCGTGTGTGCGATCAACGCAACAATCGGCGTGGAGCCGCACGGCAGCGAGCCGCGCACGGAGGCGCCCGATCCGGTGCTGCTCGAGCGTTTCCTGGGCTGGCTGGCCAAGCAAACCGAGCAGCGCCAGGTCATCGGCATGGCAGCGGAGTACGCCAGCCTAGCCGGCAATCGGCAGGTGGAGTTTCTGCCGCTGAGCTGGCCGCAGGTGGACCGGGCGGCCGGCGAGATCCGCGTGTTCCGGGCCAAGCAGCGCGGCAAGAAGCGCGAGCGCATCGTGGAGGTGATTCAGATCACGCCGGCCATGGAGGCCCTGCTGGACCGCCTGCAGGCCGTGCAGAAGGAGCGCGGGAAGGATTGCCTCTACGTGTTCCCGACGCGCGACAACAACGCCTACACGGCGCGCGGCTTCAAGACGCTATGGCAGCGCTCTGTGATGAAGGCGATCGAGGACAACGTGATCACGGCCGAGGACCGGTTCACATTCCACGACCTGCGGGCCTACTACGCCACGGTGCACAAGCAGGTGCATGGCGCCCTGCCGGACATGCACACCAACCCGGCCACGACGGCCAAGGTCTACGACCGGAACAAGGAGGTCAGGCGTCGGGCGCTGTAGCCCTCACCGGTACTCTAGCTTGAACCGCCAGTGCCCCATGGTCAGTTCAAGCTGATTCAGAACATCTCGCCCGATGAGCCCCTCGATCGAGCTGTTGAAGAACGGCCTAGCCAGCACCTGCAGGGCAGGTACTGCAAATGGTGCCTCTCCTGGCGTGCGGATCTCAAACGCGATGTCGTGCGCTGAGCAGGTTGTTGGATCGATGTGTGTAGTCGAGCCAACAATATCTCTGGACCCGCTTTGCGGAATGCCAAGAGTCCGCATGAGTTGCTCGCTCACCATGGTCGTGTCGGCGCCGGTGTCAATGAGGAACGGCACCCTTTGGAAGGGCGCCGGCTCAAATCCCAACTGGTGCATCACCCGACGCCGAGGCTCGCTGACGCCTACGAAGACGTCGAGGATCGGTCCACTCTCGGCGTAGTTCCCCCTCAGGGTCGGCACGGGCCGAGGTCGCGCGTGAAATGTGCCACGTCTTGATCCACGGCCACCTTCTTGACGAAGAACTGGTCGAGGCCAAACGTCTGGTAGGCCCACTCGAGCGCCGCAGCGTACGTAGGCGAATAGTGCATCGTCTGGTCACCCTTGATCACGACGTATTCGCCGTCGTGGCGGTCCAGCAT